GTTCTTCTGTAAGTGTGTCTTGTAGGTTTTGTGCATCGAATCGCACCATCCTAGAGTGCGTATCACCTATCTCCTGTGCCTCTCCTGAGGTCATTTCATTATCATCCGCACCTTTTATAAACCTTCTAATCTGTTGATCAAAATAGGCCGTAATAAGGTCGTACAATAGCTGTGCGCCTGCGGGGGATGGGTCGATTCTTTCGATCCCAGGACCCGCAGTTGAGTTGTCACGGTATCTAGGGAATAGAATTGTGTTATTTCGCATCTGCTCTTCGGCACATTGCTTAACTTCTGCTAGTGATTGTGGGTTACCCGCCTCAAAGTAGTACACTGTGAGTCCACCCGCGCCGATTCTTTCTAGGTAGTCCATTAAGAATGTGAGTACTTGTGAGCGAAGATACCACAACCAATAAATCTTACTGCGGATGCCTACGCCATGAATACCACCAGCTAACTCACCTTCGTAGAAATCTGCGTCTTCTGGCTCGTGCTTGTGGATTATTATTTGTTCGCGCTCTTCAGGTGTGAAGAAGTGTGCTCTTCCACGGTCTGTAATAGCCCAACTACCGTCAAAAGTAGCGTGCACTAGGATTCCAGCTTGGCCGGAATACCTGAAGACAAGTTTATCACCGTTGATAGGTTTAAAATCCTTAACCAACATACGGCGTTTCTTTGTGGTGAAATCCCACTCGTAATTAAGCTGAACGGCGTACCTGCCGTAGAACATTGCTTCTAGCAGGTGCATCATTAATTGCTGTAATCTTGGAGTTTGTTTGATTATGTCGGTTAGTTCTTTAGCTGCTTCTGTTTGTGCAGTATCTTCTGGGTTTTGTGGCTCTAAATGCCAACCTAGTTGCGCGGTAGGCATCTGCCTAGACCGTATACATTCCATAATCACAGGGTCACGCCGCATCGCAAGGGTGTTTTTAGCACTGTGTCTTAGTGCTTCATCAAATGTGTAACGGTATGTGCGAGATGCCCAATTCACAACCTGACTAAATGTCATGAAGTGCGGTAACGGTTGACCACCATCTCCAGGTACACGACCTTCCTTCATCTCTGCCTGTGGGAAGTCGTAACCACGCTCTTGTGGTATTTGTGCAAATGGATCAGGTATTACATCATCATTAGCCATGTATATCTGGACCCCCGCCGTTAAGCGGGGGCCTCTTGTGGGTGCACCCAGTCTAGGGGGAACTAGACTTCTGGATCTATCTAAGATAACATTAGTATTTTATTAGTCAAGATTAATTCTACTTCTATATATAATTTAGCTATACACATTGTAGCAATATAGATTATACTGTATAACCATTAAAACAAGGGGTTTTATGCAGTATTTATCTGTTTGTTCTGGGATTGAAGCGGCAACTTGTGCTTGGGAAAACCTAGGGTGGCAACCCGCAGGTTTTTCCGAAATAGAACCTTTTCCATGTGCGGTTTTAAAACACCACTATCCTAAAGTTAAAAACTACGGAGATATTAATGACCACAAGAAATGGAAACTACCACCAATCAACCTTTTGGTCGGAGGAACACCTTGTCAGTCTTTCAGCATCGCAGGACTTAGAAAAGGACTCGAAGACCCTAGAGGTAACATCATGCTTACCTACCTTAGAATCCTTGAAAGTAGACGGCCTAAGTGGACTATCTGGGAAAATGTCCCCGGTGTGTTGTCATCTAACAGAGGAAGAGATTTTTCTACCTTCATCACAGCGTTGGGGAACATGGGGTATGGGTGGGCCTACCGTGTGTTGGACGCTCAGTGGTTCGGATTGGCCCAAAGACGCAAGCGTGTGTTTGTTGTCGGATGTCTTGGAGACAGAACAAGTGCACAAAAGGTACTATTTGAGTCCGAAAGCGTGCGCAGGGATACTCCGCCGTGCAGAGACAAGAGGAAAGAAGTTACCGGAACTATTACAGGTGGCTTTGGAGAGCGTGGTATTGACCACATCCAAATAAGTGATGGGGCTTATAAGATTGAATACTGTGAACCAATAACAGGTGCACTAGCTGCTGCTGATGGGCCTAAGGGGGTTAGTGATCAGTACGCACATGAAGGTAAGCTAATTACAACCTACGACATGGCTAATCACCATAATCCTCAAGAAAGTTCTACTGCGCATTTAACTACTCGTAACTGTGCTTTTGTTTGTGGTAACACGCCTTTAGCTGCTATATCTTTTGAACCCGGCATCGCAGTTAGAGAAGGTGATCCTAGCCGATTTATACCGGAGTTAACAGGCACACTAAGAGGTGTTATGGGAGATAACCGAACTGCGGTGGCACACATTGTGCATGGCACACAAGATCCTTGTGTTTCTAATATTGCATTTGCACAAGGTAGAAATAATGGCGGCGAAAATGTGCTTATAAAAAACACGGCTGTTAGAAGACTTACACCTCGTGAATGTGAAAGGTTACAAGGATTTCCTGATGACTACACATCTATTGCGTGGAAGAACAAACCACCTGAACTATGCCCAGATGCACCCAGGTACAAAGCCCTAGGTAATTCTATGGCTGTTCCTGTGATGCGCTGGATTGGCGAAAGAATAAATAAACTAAAGGACTAATATGGACGAACGCCTAAGAGAGGCCTTAGAACGCATTGAAATTGCGTTCAAGGCCTCCAAACCATTCATACAACTACAAGACGCACTTGTACTGTATAAATTTATACTAGAGCTTCCCCCTTCTGTATCTCAGTCTGAGAAACATACTGGACAAAACTAATCGCATAGTGTAGGCTAACACATATATGCGTGTGAAGGTTTTGTGAAGAGGGTGTCATTTTTTTATTTTGTAAATTTGAAGTACCCCCCCCTCGGGTCCCCCCCCCCTAGCACAAAAAACTTTTTAAACGCAAAACGCCGTACTCGCATATAAGCTACCTGCAATGTCCACTATAGGTAATAGTGCACTAAGCGTGTCTCTAATAGGTGTTATGAAACCCCTATTTTTATAGGCTTTGGTGAACATGCGAAGTTGTAATTACGCACACACTAGGTATGAATATATTGAGACTAGAAATATCCGTTATTCGCCGCTATTGTGCAGTAGAAGAAAGAGGCATGCACGAAACACCTATATTTATAGGGTTTGGTGCACATCGATGCAGGCAATAAAATATTTACGCACACTCCATGTCTCTAATGCGCTGTGTGCATGAAACCCCTATAAACATAGGCTTTGGTGATAGGTGTAAGCTATTACGCACATCCTAAGTATTAATATCTCTGGTGGCGGATTATGCCCGCTTGTTCCACGAGCACAGCGAGTGGGTCACCAACTACAGATGTGGTGCACGAAGTGCACTACAAGAAATGTGTGAGCGAAGCGAACACCATTAGACAATGATACACATTGCAGGCTATCGCGCAGCGATGCCTACATTAGTGTAAGACATGCAGGCAACACGCCTTTTCTCTCTCTCTATATTCAGTGTAAGAGTTGCAGGCAACCCACCCCCAAACACCTATAATCATAGGGTTTCGTGCAGGCTAACCAATTACGCACTATCCCACTCTCTTATTCCTAATCACATGCAGGCTAACCAAATATATTTCTACTTGTGCCCTGGGGTTTTAGACCTAACCCAAACATACCATTGAACTTGGGTGTGCGCAGGCTATAGTCTGTTGGTGCTGGTTTTTGCAGGCTACCCGGTGCTACCCACGGACCTACCTGTTGTTGCGCTGCTAGTGTGACTAGCGCCATGCCCATCGATACTGTGCGGTCATCGTGCAGGCCATTGCTATGGTCGAACCTGTAAGACGCACCTGTAGTCTTGATAATCAGGCTAGCCATCTCATCAACAAGCGTCTCTTTTCTCTTACCAACTTGTAGTGGTGCAGGGTCAGAATACCACGCTAATTGGTTGTTAACTAATAGGCTTCTAAGTAGTTCAGCCATCTCATAATTACTCTTACCACTACGCCCATCAAACCTAGTACAACGCAGTCTGTGTTCATACTTTTGAACTGTAGCTTCCATCTGCCAAGGGTCTATAATTATAGTGGGATTATTAAAGTTAGCTGCTACGTTTTCTATCCATGCATCAACACTAGCAATAGGCACTGGGTTAGTTGGTGTGCCCTGGATAATATCCATACGGTCAAGCACATACACACCATCCAAATCACGATGCATAACACACATGGAAGTCCTATCTCTTCTGGCTCCATAGTCGATGCTGGCTACGTATTCCATGCCATGCAGACCGGAGGTGGTGTAAACGAGGTTTTTTGATGCGCCTAGTTGTGTACCTAGATTGATTTCTTGTCTAGTTAAATAACCTGATTCTTCTGCTGGATCTATCCACACATTATCTAGTACACGCCTAGCTACACCATTAGGTAGAAGTGCTCGATCACGCTGGATAGCTTCTGCATCCATCCAAGAGTCTAATTGTCCGGGTGCTTCGTAGACTGTCCAGCTATCATCAGTCTTTACTTGTTCTAGAATATCATGTTGCCAACTTCCTAATGTACCTGCGTTAGTAATAACCACAAACACAGACCCAGGGCGCTTCTGTCGCCCTGACCACAATGTATCCCACAGATCTCTTTTCTTCCAATGTGTCACTTCATCACAAACGACTAGATCAGCGCGTAGTCCAAAGCTTGTTGCACTATCAGCTGTAAGAATTTTTAATACACCACCTGGGCCTTTTATTCTTTTAGCACCATACACAATTCTTTTAGCTAACCATGGATTAAGCCTAGCCTCAGCTGACATAGACTCAACTAGTAATGCTGCTTGGTCGAAATCTGCAGCTGCCGCTACGATTTCGATAGGCTTCCTAGAGAATGCTAATACCCAATTACATATACGCGCTAGGCCTGTAGTCTTGTCGTGTCCGCGCGGAAGTGTTTCCCAAGTGTTTCTAGGCCCTTTAAACTCAGGCCTAAGCCCACACAAAGCCTCAATAGGACTCAACATGTAGTCAGTACGCTTCCATTGCCAAGGGCGTGCAACATGTGCAAACCTTTTAGGTTCTGGTCTAGAATCTATGATTACACTTTCTAAATAGCCTTTTATACTGCGTGCGGAGGCTAGTTCCGCAACAGTATATGCCTGTTGTAATTTAGTTTCTAATTCTAATCTTGTCATGCCTGCTGACATTGTGTGTTTCCTTGATACTTAGTATACTTGCAAACTGTGTTGACTATACCACACAGTAAGGGGAATTACTATGTTGAAGAGAGGCCTTTGTTTCAGGATCAATGTTTTGTTCACAGATAACACTGATTATCAGTGTGATTGGCAACTAAACCTAGGAAAGATGTATAAGTTTATAGGTAGTATGCTGAAGTTTAGAGATGATGTGGAGTATTGGACGATTGAAGCTAACGATGGTACATTTGTAGCCACCCAGGACAACCCAGTTGAGTTAGAAGAGTATTGTGCCAATATGTTCAATCTAATGGGTTTTTGTACTGCTACTGCACAAGATGAGTATTAGTGCACAGTATATAGCAAAGACATTTAAGGATGAGATTCATGTGCCTGACGCTCGCGCTCTGGCACTGAATCTCCCTAAGATTAATTATACCTATCAGGTATTTTATGTGTCAAGTAAATAAAAAAACCCAACTACATTTAAGCAGTTGGGTGTTGTTTTAAAAAAGAATTATACAACAAGAAATGTGTTTTTTACAGTACAGTTAGTTGGATACTCTTTGCCTGCATTTTCTCGCTCTAACTTAAACTTCGCACGCGCTTCTTGTTCAGAGTTAGCAATAACCCAATCAGTAATCTCGTGATTGTTTTCGTGATTCATCCAAGTAATATCATAACGAGTCTTCTTAGCCATAATTCAAATCTCCTTATAAAATAGTTAAACAACATTATCTACTACCACAACACCTGTCCATCGCCCACTCATATTCTAGCTGCTCATATCGTTGAATGATAGGCTTTCCTGTCTTCCTATCATATTTATCCAAGGTAGGAACGCTATACCTATCATCAGCATTAAACTCATCAGTTTCAATGTAGTAATAGGGGTTCTCATTGGTGCACAGTTTCTTTGAGTAGTTGTCAGTGCACTCGTTGGCCTCTTCAATAGATATCGTGCAAACCTTGGGCCTCCTAGGGGCTATATTAGCACCTGTAGTTATGTAACCATTAGCGAGTAACGCAGGTATGATTTCATCATTTCTAACGAATTGAATACTCATGTTACTCCTCCCCGTAGGCGTTGTACAAGTCTTCCAAATATACAGGTAAGGTGGATATAAACTGAGTTGCGTCTTCGCCCCATGCTGGAAATCCTACAGAGCACTTAATTATGTCAGCGATGATGAAACTGTCGATATTGCTAGTGTCTTGGCTAACTCTTTCGTTAACCCATTCTCGCAGATGTGGTGCTGATGTGAACTTTGTCATCTCTACACTCCCTCAAGTGGTTCAGGCAACTGTGTGTCACCTGTATACTGAGTATTCTAAGACACTGGGTTACAGAATCAAGCCTAGCAGGAAAAATAAATAAAAAAAAACACCCAGATTTTCATCTAGGTGTTCTGTTGTCGTCTTCGCAAACAAGATCCAACGAGCCAACATTAGTTATTCGCTAAATGTTGCAGATTATTTCTACAAATTTAGAAAAAGATGTCATCATTAGCATTTCCTAGCAAATTCTTCACAACCTGGGTTTGGGTTGGATTCAATGAGATGTCATCAAGAACATTATTCTTATCGTCTTTCAGAATTATGTTTACACCATCATTACTGAAAGATATATCTATGAAAGATTCTTCATCATTCCATAAAGCCTTTACAGTAACAAATGTGACCTGACCGGGCGAACAACTGATCATAAATCCCTATCCTTCCTCTGTTTGGGTAAAATTACTGGACTTTTGTATATTATCAGTAATTTGCCCTGATTGCAAGGATAACTGGTCTAAAGGTATAGAAATTCCCCACATACTAGCTTGTTGAATAAGCTCTTGGTCACTCAGTGTCTGATAGGTGATTGTAGACTCAGACTTTTTGGGTGCTTCTAGTCCAAGTATCTTAATCTGCCTGTCTATGATGGATAGCGCGGAGTGCAATGACTCCCTATTACCATCCTTAGCTTCTTTATAGTACACCTTTAGCAATTCATCGAATCTAGCTAATGTGAGCGATAGGGCCTTTTCAGCTACTACACTGCCCTCCTTCATCAGACTCTTGAACTCCCTCTCTACATACGAATAGGCAGCCTGCCTTGTCACACCCATTGCACGCCCAATCTCCGCATATGTTAAGCCCTGTTTTCGCATGGCTATTGCTTCTAGTCTCCTTTCCTTTTTTATAATCTTGTGCTGTGACATCTTGTTCTTGTGTCGTGCATTGTTCTCGCCTGTGTTGTCCATCGACATAACCTTCTCCTAGTTGGGGCGGAAGTTTACCTTCTATAACCTGCTCTGCTGTCCACATTGCTGCCATTACATTCCAACAGCACGCAGCTAGGTGATCCTCATCACGATAGCCCATGCAATACTTAGTTATGTGGCGTATAGCACTGTTAATATAGCGTGCAACTGGTTGCCCCTTCTCCCAGTTACGATCACCGTATTTAGCAGCACCTAACTCTGTGTGAATGGCAATCCTCTCCAGGGCAGAGAAGGGTAGCAAATCATACCTACCCTTCGCCCACTGTGAGTCACGCACAGAACCACTTGGGAATGTTTCTCGCTCACCACTGTCTTTTATTTCGTATTTCATTATTTACTCCAGTTATCAGATACAACCCATTCAACTTCTGATTTCACATATCCACCCAAAACCTGATCCATGTTTTCACACATTAGTTTTTCAATCACCTTACCATGTGCCTCAGGTGAATCGGCAGGTACTTCAACCACAAGCTCATCGTGCACAAACGCAACAACAGGGTATCGCTGGGACACAGCGTATAAAGCCAGCTTTGCACCATCTGAAGCTAAACCCTGAAATTGTGTATTACACGACTCTGTGTATTCAGCAGCACCACGCACACGCCCTGTAAGTGTAACCACAGTATTCCCAAATATTCTGCGCCTTAAACTAGGACTTCCGCGCTGTGACCTTAGAGGCATTTCTAGTGAGCTATCCTTGTTTATCTTGGATAGTGCGTTCCAAACATGTCTCCTGAAAGAACTGTTGTAGCCTGTGCCCTTTTTGCTCCTCAGGTTACCTGACACAACATCTTGTATTGGTGTGAATGCATAAATACCTGAAGACTTTAAATTAAACTCATTACACACATCATCAGGCCCACATTGAAGGTTGAAACACAATGCACCAAGCACATCTTGAAATAAGTACCTGGACAACTCTGGGTACACCTCTGTGATTAGTTTGTTCTTCCATTCTTTGGCTTGGTCTAGTGTCATGGTTACACCATAGGAAGCTGATGCGTATTCCATTAATGACTTAGCCCCTAAGCCACCGGGCACACCAAAGTTTACCGCTTTGGCTGACTGTCTAAACTTCTTATATTTCTCAGGATCTGTTTTCTTTAATTCCATAAAATCTTTAAACGGTATGTTTGACAAGCTAGCGGCTGTATAGGCGTGAGGGTCAATACCTTCTTGAAATGTGCGTGCTAGTTGGCTAAAGCCATAACGACTTTTACATATCGCGCCCAAGCACCTTAGTTCTACTGCATTGTAATCTGCAATGATGAACTTAGTTCCCTTTGTAGGAACAAACAACTTTCTAAACCATTGGGCTTTTGGCATCTGCTGTAAATTAGGTTTAGAACATGATGTTCTACCTGTTCGAACTAGAGCTTGGTATCTAGGGTTAACACGCTCTGTCTTTATCTGCTCAACAAAGTTTAGTAGTTTACCTTTGTTACTCATATCTAACCAGTGCTGAATAAAAGGGTGTTTGTGTTCTGACCAATAGTCAGCACTGGTAGTTATCTCTTTACTCTTATCAGTAGTAGGTATGCTCTTATCTTTTACCTTAAGTTCTGTAGCAATGCTCAACAGGTAAACACGAAGTGCTTTAGAATCTATTGCAGGTACGCCTGTAGTTTCGTTGTACATCAACGCACCCTTATACTTCTTGCGTACATCTCGCTTAAACAGGGAAGGGTAGTTTGCATCCAGCCATTGAACTATGTCATTGATCTGTAGCTTGATTTCAACGCCTATGTTTTGTTGTGCTGCTGTATCTACCTTGATACCAACACGACTACAATCTGTAAGTGCAATAGAACCTTTAACCTGGGTGTGATGTGTTAGTGGTCCATGTGCGTCTATTAAGCAACTATTATGGTGTGCAATGTGCACAGCAACCGGGTGAAGCTCGTTGAATAGTTCCCTAGTTACCGCGCTGTCTTTTAACGCATACTCTAGGTATTCATCAGGTATACTGCTCATTGGTTGATTAAGGTGTTTGTACCATTCTGTCTGTAATGATTTATCTAGCTTTAAAGATAGATAGTGTTCGCACAGGTCACTGAGGCTTTTAGGCCTCAGTGGACCGTCCTCTTCGCCGTTCGCTAATCGCACTAGAAAGTCTAAAATCATGGTATCCCACAAGCGGTTCTGATCTACCATGTTCTTCCACATTTGAATTTCTTCAACAAACCTAAGTGATGCAAACACAACGTGATAATCAAACGCAACATTGTGTGCTACAAGATTGCAACCACTGTGATAGATCATCTCTACCCAAGCACCAACCATGTCTGGAGATACAATGTAGCTACGCTTGTTGTCGCTAAATGTGAGTACGATTAGTTCTGGTATTTGTCCAGGTTCAATCATGGTAGTCTCGGTATCAAAACCAAAAGCACCATCACACTTCAAGTGCTCACCGTTCCAAAGATTTCTCTGTAATAGTGTTCCCATCTATAAACTCCTCTCTGGCTAGTTTTTCAACGATACAACTCCACAACCACCACGGTAGTACAGCTAATGGTTCTTTCTTATCTGCTTGAATGTGCAGCACATCGTTCTTGCCTAGCCAATCGTATATCTGTTTAAATCCGGTAGACCTGCACTTGACCTCCCCGGTCCATTCGTGCACGCCTGCCTGTATTTTTAAATCACCTTTATAGTTTGCGTCCGCGCCGCTTAGTGGTACACGGTGAGCAAACACACCGGGAAGTTTCATGTATCGGTGCACGAACTCCCTTTCTCTACGCATACCCTTATCACGAGAAAACTTTCCACTCATAGTTCGGATCTTCCTTTCCAATGTAGGCGGGTGTCTTGCCAGTTAGCTCCTTCTAAGAATTCAAACGCCCATGAAGCCTGTGTAGGTGCTAGGTTGTTCTTAACTTGGCCTAGGATCCTATCGCCTGTGTCTTCATCCTGAAGCATGTATAAGCACACTCGTGCAGCAGCTACAACTGCAATGCTTCCTGTGCCCTTGTACATTTTGTTTACTTGGGCTGAACTCTTATTCAGGTGGCGTATCAAGAGTACAGCACAACCTGTTCTCTCTGCCATCTTGCTAATAGGTGTAAGAACCTGCCTGATGTTCTGGTCTTTGTAACTGTCTATATCATCATCAAGAAACGCTAAAAACGGATCTAACACGACAAGAACAATGCCCAACTGTTCAATTATGTGCTCTAGTTGTGCAAGCTTTTCAGGGAATGTGGGATGGAAATCCCAGAAGTAGACTTTGTCTAAATCAGCACCAGCGGCACGCATCCTAGGAACTGTGATTCGCCCTGGGTCATCCTCCGCGCTAAGAAACAGCACAGAACCGCACACAGGTTTTTCCGTCTCACCCGGAAACGGTGTGCACGTTGTTAGCCTCATAGCAATGTCCGCGCACAGTGTGCTCTTACCTAAGCTTGGATCACCTTCTAATACCACCAACATGCCCTTAGGTATCCAACCCTTCCACACCCACTCTACAGGTACAGTCTTATAGGAGCTTGCAGGCCTAACACCCTCAACAGCCTTATTGCCCGGTATGCTGCTGTGCACAGTTATTTCCGATCCAGCTAAAAGGGCATCATCAATGCCCTTAAAGCTCGGATCCCACATTTCTATGAATGTGGAAACTCCTTCAGATTTCAATGCAAAAAACAACTCTGCTAACTGCGTCTTTACGGCTTCATTAGTCATCCAGTCCATATCAAACGCAATAAACACCTCTTTACACTGGAGTGACCGGATAACCGGAAGTGCTGTTGACCAGTTAGATGTTCCAGGCACTCCAATACTAAGCGTAGTTTTATCTACACAACACGCTATATCAGCCTTAAGTATACCTTCTGTTATTCGCACTCTCTCACGGTCTTGTGCTTGCCAAGGCACATGGCATGTGACCTTAGCTTGTGCGTCACCGGATAGCCAAATGTATTTTGGAGTACCTCCTGTAGCTATCTGGAACCCACGCACCCTTTGGTGTGTATCAGTTACAGGTAGTAGTATTCCCTTAGTAGGCTTTATTCTTGGAGCTTGATCTTGTTTGCGAGTGAACCCCGGCACACTTAGCAGGGATTCACCAAACAACTCCGCCAACTTAATAACACTGCGTCTAGTGGTGGGAGATCCTAGTGAGCGATACCCGCCCAAAGTTATCCACTCACTAGTTAAACCCCGCACAACAAGTGCGTTACTATCACTAGACGACAGTTCGCTCAATTGAATCATGTGCCTATAAACTTCATGCCACAGATCATAATCTGGGTCTGTAAATAGGTCTTTCCACTCAATTCCTACGCTAGACATAATGTCTAGTATTTTGCACCCAGCGTGACAGTGTAGTAATATTTGACCGTCACGCTCCCTTATAGTCAATGATGGTGAAGAGTCATCGTGAGAGGGGCACAATGATTTATATTCACCACCACTGGTGGTCACACCCTCAAGAAGGTTCAACACCTTCTGTATTGAGGTATTTGTCGTTCCATTGCTTTTGTTGATTAAAGACATCCTCTATATCCCCCATGTCTAGCTTATAACCTGATAGTTTGTTACACTCTCTTGACAGGTGTTCTGCTGTAAGAGAAAGTGTGTGTGCTACATCCGCTATACCGGCCCAATACGCCGCGCCATTTACTAAAAACAAATCAGAAGACTTATCTATCTGCCTGCCGTTCTTAATAAACTGTTTCATTAGAAGTTCAAAAGCATCCAAGCTATCCACCTGAACCTTTCGCACACGAATGCCCCACAAAGCAAACGCATGTGAAAATATCTTGAACGCCTCTAGATTCTTAGCACTAACTTTTTTCATGTTTTGTATAGGGATCGCCTGTAAGAGCGATCCCCCTCCAAAAGTTACAAAATTAGAAAGGTGTTTGGTATCCGCCCTTAGACCTAGCTACCCTTGCAGGTTGTTTAGTACCTGTCTGCGTAGCTTTCTTAGGCGGAGCAACAACCACCGGCTCTTCTTCTTCATTGTCATCCACATCGCTAGACTCCTCCTGAGTAGTTAACTTCTGTTGCTCTTCTCTGAACAACTTTGCAAAAACAGACAGCGTATCAGCAGCTAAAGGTTTTGAATTGTTAGCTGCGACAAACATCCCTAGGCGTTCTCGTAAAACACCATTGTGATCTTCTGCGTGCTTACAGGAGATTCTCACTTGCACTCCAACAAGCCCTGATGTTTCTTCGTGTTCCATCGCTAGGCCTTTAATATCTCCCTTGGTGTACCCAAGTGAGCGTATATTTTTAACGGTGTAAGGAAGTGCTTTATCAGTTAACCACATTAGTATCTTTTTTCGCACACCTTCGCAGTCCACATGCTGTTTATCTGAGTCTTTGCCATCACGCAAAACTACGTCAAACACAACACATGGTGTACCCTTATCACCCAGGGCAGTTAGGTCATGGCCTTCAATTTGACCATTGTAATTTCCAACAGGTAACATCTCTGACATAATTACTCTCCTTTGTAAGAATTTGCAAATTGAACCGCACGATTAAACTCAGCTTCACTCATCGTTTCAAACGATTGAATGCCCAAATGTTTGCACATTTTTGAAATTTGAATACCTTGCTTACTACAGCTTGTAAGAAGCTTGTAGCGATCATCCAAAGAAACTTCTGAGGTTGACACAAAAGTCTTCTCCTGTTTTTCGTCTTCCATGATGTCTTCAACATTAGGTTCTCCGCCTAATTCCTCATGCGTGTAATAAGGAAACGCTGTGAGGTCTGGACAATAAACCCTACCACCCGCAGTAATGCACCTAGCAAAGAGCATACTTTTAGGGTATTTTTTCCACACATCCTTAGTGTGAAGTTCAGCTTTAATGGCATCCTGCCAAGTAAAGCTGTGATTACCAACCACTTCCTTGTCTTCAAGAAAGTCGACTGAGCACTCTGTAGGTGTCAGGACTTTGACCCGATAGTTATACCTAGGTCGTGATTTTTTAATAAGTGCCGCAATGAAGTTTGCGGAAAATGTAGGTGTGCCCTGGATTAGTTGTATAGCTTTTAGGGAAGCTGCTGCCCCTAGGCCAAGTTCTCTACCTACTTGTATGCGAACCATCGCACTAGCAGCATCTTTTACATCTTTGTAGATACCGGACTTTACAGCAGCTACAGCAAATCTCTCCATGTCTGACACACTATTAAATGTGTCAGTAACAACAACATTACTCATCAGATGACTCCTCGTTAGAGTTAGGGGGATCTCCAGCGGCGATATATTCACAGCTAGAGTAATGAACAAACACAATTTGCATCTTGCCTATAGCCGCCCCGCCCTGAGACGAGACATATAATGGTTCGTCTAGTTTAACTAGATATCCCATAGAGGTTGATTCGCCGTGATAGTATGGAAGTAAAGGACTACAGATTAAACCATGCAACACATTTGCAGGGTCGTTTTGACCAAAACCCCAGACATGCACCCTGGAATACAAAGGATAGAATTCACAAGTGTCTACATTTTCATCAGACATTATTTTCCCCCTTTTCCGGTAATGTGTTTACAACCTTAGCAACCTTTTCCCAAGTTGATTCAATTGCTAAAATCTCTGAGTCTGATGGTTCATACTCAGGACTATCGTCATGAAAATCACCACGGTCAGGTATAGTCGCTTTCATATAAGACATTAGTATTCCCCCATAAAGTAGTAAGGATCATCACTGTTATCATCGTGCTCTGTGTCTTCTGAGGATGCCTCGAAAGCATCCTCAGCACTGTCGTTCTCATCTTGTTGGTAGTCGTGTGGATCACCGTGATCGTACTGATCTAGGTCGTAGTCATTGAAATCAGGACTAGACATGAGCGTTCTCCTCTGCGTAGATTTTTTCAATTAGTTCCGCAATCTTGCGATTGCACTCTTGGTCACACCACTCCAAAGATAGAATTGTTTCTTCAAACCAATTAGGTCGTACAGGAGTGTAAATTGTGTAAGACTGCTGCATTTTGCAATCGTAAGTCTTCACTTCAATTTTAAATGAAGCTGTAAGGCTAGTAGATGAATGAACACCTAAGAGTGTAAAATCTTTGCCAACTTTTAACGCAGTAACAAGGTGATTGTAACGATCCCAATCAGACGCATCGTATCTAGTGGCCACATCAAACTTTTCCATAACCGCAACCACATAGTCGGCGATAAAATATTTTACTGACATCACTAATCTCCCTCTAAGATTTGTAACTGCGATCCACAGTAGATTGCATATACTCGTTCTACAATCTGCTAATGCAGACTGCAAGCCCAGCTTAATAATAATTTCCAAGTATTTTTTATAATTGATGTAACTCTGTTGCAGACATGCCCTTAAATCCGTATAATATTTTTAGGAAGTGCTGTTGGTCTAACAAAAGGAGTCGTGTGATGGTTACTAAACCCGCCCCAGCGGAGGATGAGCCCACAGAAACCACAACTGTGCGTGTTAATCGTAAAACTTTGAGGCTAATGCAGATCATTAGTGCGTGGAAAAATTGTACTCTTTGTGAGTATGTCGATCACCTGGTACGCACACAGGGGCAAAAAGATATTGAAGAAATGAAAAAAGGAGTTTCAAATCTGTAGATATAGCTAGTCTAAAGTATTAGTTATTTTCTTAAAAGAAAATAACTAATACTTAGCTATATCTATAAGTAGATAAGTGTTAGTAGTATATATAGTATATAAAAGCAATTTGTATGCCAAACCTGTACCTCGGAGGTATAAAGTTAAGAAGTCAGCACACTAGGTGCTTTTCTTTCCTTCACTTTTCCCCTGCTTTTCCCCCTCCCTCGTAGCTCAGGGGATAGAGCATCGGTTTCCTAAATCGAGGGTCGTAGGTTCAATTCCTACCGGGCGCACTAGGTTTTTAGGCCTTTTTTCTAGCTACGACTGTACCCGCCGGGGTACAGAAAGCTGTTACAGAATCATCTAAAACATAGTGATCATAGATCTTGAGGGTGGTGGTAGGGCTAGTGTGACCTAGCCTAGCAGCTACCATCCTGACATCGCATACACCAAGCAAATACGTGGCGTTTGTGTGCCTGAGATCATGTATTCGCAGTGGTGTACCAAACTTTTTGATTAGTGGTGACCACCATCTACGCAGGTTCCACCTGGATACTCTAAAACCTTCTGGAGATGTGAATATAGGTAGCTTACTATCCTTGGGCCTTAAACGTGTCAAAATTTGATTCAGGTTGTCAGATAGTGTTATCTTTCGATTTCCCTTAGAAGTCTTGACCTGCGTTGTTTTAGAGGCCTTGTTGTTTTGATTATAGGCCTTGTTAATTACTACCTTTCCGTTCTGAAAATCACCCCAATTTAGCCCAAGTGCTTCACCTAGCCTGCAACCTGTATCCAACAGGAAAAGTAATAAGGAATGATAGTGCGTAGGACTTGACAACTTTACTAACTTCGCTACCTCCTGTTGCGTTAGAGCGCGTCCAGGTTGATGGGTGTGCTTAGGCGTAATGTCGTAAGGTGGTACAACACCAGCTACCTTGCACAGTGTGAGTAGTCGTTTAATGAGCCTGTACGCTTTAGCTATTGGATATTTTTTGTTAATCACAGACGCAGTGAGTGATACAGTGTCTGTAGTTAATTTGTCTGAAATTATGCACTCTTTTAAAGAGGCTATTTCTTGCTTATATCGTACTAGAGATGTGTATCTTACATTTCTAGACTGTAAAAATTTATTCATGATGTCAGAAAAACTATGTACTTTTTCTGACAAGGAGGCGCGAGGCATTAAAGCCTCTGCCTCCTCTTTTGTGCTGTGGTATGTGCGCTTTTTCTTACCATTAGTGCTGGTTTGAAACGCCCAAAGTTTACTACTTTTGTCGAAGAATATTGTAGCCATAATTTGGCTATACAATATCACTCCTTCACAGGTCAAGACGCATTGTTGTGCCATTAACATAAAAGCCGAATGTCGAATAGTACTTTTCTAAAGAGGGGGCACAATCTAATATTATTTTAAAACACCCTTTGTTGTGGCAGTAGTTAATTGCGTGTCGCATTAGTTGCCTTCCTATGCCCTTACTTCTCCAAGCTTCCGCAACAATAAAATCATCTACGAACGCATAAGGAAGTCTATAAATCATTTTGTCTACTAAGTGCACTGTAATACTCCCTAATGGTTTCCCACAATCACTGAAACATAAAAAAGTAGGACAGGTGCCAGTGAAGGCCCTGTCCAGGTAGCACCTTTTCATTTCTTCTAACGTCGTAAACACAGGTGCGAATTCATTTAGAAGATCTAAGTAATGTTGATCTAGATCATGTAGGTCGAGCCTTCTGATGTTCGAGTGATTGGACAAATGACATCTCCTTTAGAAAGAGTTCTTTGATATATCCTTCGTTCGGACGCATTTCTACCAAGGCTAGCCTTTCATGTGGTTTAAACTTTTCAGCATCTGAGTAGGACACATAGTGTGCTACCTTTGCGCCTGTTACACCCAGTTGATGTTGCACTTGGGGGTAATAGTATTTAGGTATCCATCCTCTCAGTGCCTCTGAATGTGCCCTATCATTAGGACATTTTATTTCAACGATCAATTTGCCATCCTTGGTAATACCATCTAGACTCGCCATGAACCAAGGGAACTCCTCGTGCTCAACACACGCTGGTTCTACCTTTAGGCCTGTCAAGTCCTCGTACATTTCGCGCACTATTGGTTCGAGGCGCTTACCTCTAGCCATACGCTCGTTTTCATATTGTTCTTGCACTGTGCCTAGTTTTCGATCCATTAGTTCTGCTGGTTTGCACCAAGGGTTGGAACCCATTAGTACAGCAGCGTCAGAACCACCAACCCCGCCCTGTCTCCATTTCAACCAATCGGAACCGCTCTGATCTAGAGTCACGAACTTGCAATTCGACATGCTTGTTGTCCTCGGTGTGATGTAGCGGTAGTTCCAGTTCTGCACGAATTTGCATTACCCTGATTTTCTCAGGTGAACCGGGTGGATATACCGTAGGCAGGTACGGGTCTATTGTACCATGCCAGTCATACACACGCCTAGACGGCATTGTTAAAATACCAAGATCCATCTTTACGCCTGCTCATTTTAATCTTGTTTTCTACGGGTGGAATTAGAGAGTGTATATGATCTGCAATAGCCTTAGCCACCTGAGGCCTTGTGCGTGATCTGTCTGTACCTCTTTGCGCGGATGGTGCTTCCTTGGGGTACACTTTTCCATTTTTACCACGGATCTGATTGTTCCAAAGACCATTGGCAGGCTTAGGCACAACTTGTGTAGGCTTTAATGGTGGCACATTGCGAGTGTGAAACATAGTCCTCTTAGACTCTTGCACACCGTGATGATATGGCTGTATAGAGAAGGTTGGTTTCTCACCTACTATCTTTGCAGCGTGTCCGTGCATAATAGGGTTCTCTAACATTACCCTGGACGCATGTGGGGTGTTCAACATGCGTTTGAAATCCTCAGCATCCCTTTGCATGTCTTGCATTCGTGTAGGGTAGGCTAGTGTACCGTCAGGTTTTTGCTGAGTTAGCCTGCTAACTGAACTATTGGCCATGTTTGTACATGTTGGGTGACCTAGAAGCAAATCCCAATGGTGCTTACCATCTAGTAAATCCCAATAGTTGCCTTGGTAATGATTTGTCTGGTCAACCTCGTTAGGTTTAAAATCAGCAGTAGTGACATGGTGTCCCAGCGCACGAAGGTGCGATGCAACACCATTACTACATTCACCCGCTATAAGTACTTTTCCCATACTTAGGCCACATTCTTTAATGCACTTCGAAGTCCATACGCAGCAAGTGCTGCTAGGAAGCTTTGTCCAGCTTGTTCGATGTGACCTTCTGAGAGTTGGTAAAGTGCTAAACCAAGTAGACCAGCACAAGCAAGGTATGTTTTAAATCCAGCCATAGTTATACTCCTTTTAGTTTTTTGAGTTCTTCTTCCACGTCAATTTGCTTTGCTTCTTTAGCTTTTTGTGCAATTAGCTTTCGCACAGCATCTAAGATCGGGTGGTCTTTAGGCCTACAAGTTTCTCGCGCAATCCAACCACCTGCAAATCCAGCTAGTGCAATCGCAATAGTTAAAATGTTCATTCTTGATCACTCCTTCTGAAAAAAAATACAGCCAAAACAAGGGTTATAACGATAACAAACACCAACAGAGATCCTTCAAGAGTACCTCTGAGATCTGGATCACCCCCTCTCCTATAGTTAGGGTCTACCTTCCTTAATGCTGCCGCCAAACCTACCGCGCCATCCTTGTAGTCGTTTTGTTTGTGGAGAACTGTGCCGTCAGGAGATTGCACATAAATTGCAACCTCTCCTGTAAGTTCAAAGCCAATATCCGCTACAGCCCAATGGCTAGAAGGGTAGTCTTGCACTACAGTAAAACTTTTAAAATCACTAAGAGCTGGGTCATTAAATAGGTCGTCTCGAACTCTTTTTCTAATTGCGTCAGGCCCAATGACAGTGAGTCTTAAAAACTCACTGTCATCAGGTATGTCCTTTGTACCCATTAGCAAAAGTGCACTTTCTTTAGTAATAGCCCTGCCGTTGTGATAGTAGGATTCTGACTTTCCTTTTAACTCAGATAGGTCAATTCCATAATTAAGAATCTTTTTTGTAGGAAATAGGTCTAAATATTTTTCTGGTACTGGCGTAGGCAGTGCGGATTCTTTAAATTCACCTTTTGAATCTATCTCTAGGTAAACTCGTTCTGGCACTTTAAATACACCTACCTGTAGATTGTCCTGGTATAATGCCACTTGACGAATATCGTCAGTGGGAACCCAGCTAAAGTCTAAGAACATGAAAACAGCAAATAGTAAGTTCATACTAGCTCCTAGTGCGGTACAGGTGGTGGGGGTGGTGCGAGCCATACAAAGGCCCAACCGTTACTATCATTAGTCCATCGAGTTTTAAATTCTTCTGGAGTCATCCATATTAGTTCCCCCGCAGTGCCGTTATTATCCCAAATGCAAGCCCATTTATCGTCTAGGTGAGCCAAACACACCATGTGCGCGATTGTGCCAGAATATCGAACTTTATCGCGCCCTGAGTAGGTCACAGCAGGGAATCTACCTGTCTTTAATGCTAGTTTAAGCAGGTCTAGTTCTTTGCCCTCGTATTGCACATATTCGGGTGTGCTAATCTTTTGTGCCTGAGAGTACTCTTTTAGCTGCTTATCAACTTTAGAGGGGTATCCTCCACCTGGCTTATTGGCACACCAATTCCGTAGTCCTCGAACCTGTTCTAAGTTCTGCCATCTTCCAGCCATTTCTATAGAACTCATTACGCACATACCTGCACCATCCACATGAGAACCAATATTGGGGATATGTTGTGTTAATGGAAAATCTATTTGCAATGGCGTGCTACCATCAGGAGCAATAGAACCACCTAGTGTGATAGACTCAACTGAGCCTTCTAGGCCTGTGCCCCAGGGTCTTTTAGGCTTAGGTTCGTCTGGTTTAATTGGTACTGGTGTTGGTGCTACTTTTGGCTTAAGCAGTGGAATAGGGTCGAACTTCATTCGACCAAAATATACCTCGTTGGCTGAGATAAGCCCAACAGCTAGAATTAGCATTCCTATCACTTTGTTCATGATGCTCTCCTGTTAGTTAAGAGGAACAAAACAAAGAACGCAACGCCTCCCATAGTCACACCGTCCTTAAAACCCCACCAATATATTCTATCAATAGTCCACTTTAAAGGTAGTAAAATATCCTCTAAAAGTTCAATTGGGGGTAGGTCTTGTGGTGTCATATTCGCTCCATTTCCCTAAAGGGCATTTTTCAGTAATCCAGCTAGCCTTAATTTTTAAAAAACAGCCACAAACTCCGCATTTATCAAACTTTTTAAATTCGCAGTTGTTGCAAATATGCATCCTGTCTTCTTGCACTTCTAAGGGTACTCGAGTGCAACCTGAAAAGCTCCATTTAGCTACAGAAGACATTAAAGAGCTAGCTTGTTCTAGCATAGGCGGAACTTGTATAGGATGGTCACTATCCCAAGCTTCCCTTACTCTGGAGTTATGGTGGTAATGCCAACAAAGTTGACATTGTGTGTTATCCCAAGTGCTATTAGGAATAACATTATTGCATGTGCAAGGTCTTGACATTATTTACACCTGAGCGTCAAAGTGAAGCTTTAGTAATCTGCGAAGCTGTTGAACTTTAATTTCAATATCACTACCATCTAAAAAAACATCACTGTCCTGAGTGTTTCTTTTTCCGGTTCTAGTACTTGTAGAAATCAAATACCCCTTTGTTATGTTTCCATCAACATCGGTTATACTTGTTGGACTAATAAAAATTTCCATACTTTCTCCTAGATTTTAATGATGTAGTTAATCCCAATAGTTGGTTGCATATTGTTATGCGATCCGCCACCGCCTGTATTGTTTGCATTGCTTATATAAATATTATGGGTGTGGTCTAGTCCAGAAGAATTAGCCGCGTACAAAACCGTACCTGCTTGTGGCTGATTGCCTACAACTCCACCTGCATAGCTGCCACCGCTGCCTGACCAACCTAACGCCATACGCCCAACACTTTCGTTTAAATTGTGTGCGTGAGCTAAACTTCCATTCACACCTGCTGTCGCTTGATTAGTACCCCCAGCGGTTGAACCAATACTATTAGGGTGGGCGTGTGCAGGTATTTGACTAGCTATAAGAGTTTCATTTTCCGTTCCAATTGTTCCGCCTAAAGTTCTTGCTGTAGCATTAGCATAAGTGCCAGTTCCCACACCTGCACCAACTCGACCTCTCATATCGGGTAAGTTGAATGTTGTTGCATCATACCCAAAAGGGCTAGAAACTCCCCCTAATGCTGTAAATAGAGCACTATATGTAGTTCTTGAAACCGCATTCCCATTAGCCAATAACCATCCAGTAGGTGCTGTTGTTGTTACCACACCAGAACTTACTGTTTGAGTAATTGCACCAGCGTACATTTGCATTGAAGCTGAAGGTATAGTTGTTCCGGCAGAAACTGTACCCCATGAAGAGTTTGTTCCATCAGTAGTTAAATATTTAGTGCTGTTTCCAGGTTGGGAAGGTAGCAAAGCGTTTATTGCTGCATTAGCTGTAGTTTGACCTGTTCCGCCTTTTGTAATTGGAACGGTGGCTAGGGTGGTAGTAATTGCTGTTGTGCCACTTCCACTAACATCCCCAGAAAGTGTAACGGTTTGATTTCCTGTTAAGTAAGCGGATGTATCTAAAGACCAAGTGTTTGCTGCTGTCTTTTTTAGTATTCCGCTCGTACCTGCAATTGCCCCAATAGCTTGTAAATCTGCATCATAACCTTGCACATCAGTACCGATAACTAAACCTAAAGATGTTCTTGCAGTTGCTGCAACTAAACTAGTAGAGCCACCATCCCACTGTAAATAGCTGCTGTACGCAGCATCCCACTGACCTTGTTTTGTAGTCGTTGGGATTGAATAGCCACTAGTTAAGCTAAACACGCCAGTGGTGTTAGTGTAAGTCAATCCGGTTGCAGTAGATGATAAATTTGTTAATCCTATACCACCTAAACCAGCAAGTGTGTAAGTTGGAATGTTTAGCGCGTTACCCGAAAAAGTAGCAGATCCACTGTTTCCTGACGCTGAGAATGATGATATTCGACTGGTGTAGGCTGTGTTAAAATTTGTAAAATCGGAGGAGCTTAATGCTCCTCGATTTAATGCAGATGCAGTGGGAATATTTAATACAATAACTGGGGTTGTTGTATTTGTGGCAACAGTACTAGATACATCAGTTCCGTTGGTTCCAATGGTCAATGCAGCTACAGATGTAACCGTACCTACTGTGGAAGATGTACCAGCACCTATCGCAGTTCTAAAAGTTGCGGCATCTAAAGCGCTTATTGTATTGTCCGAATTAAACCTAGGGAATGTAATTGCATTAGGGTTTACAAGTGTAAACATACTACTACCAACGGTAGTAGCTCCTAGTGAATTTCTTCCTGTTATAGCATTTAGTCCATTCACCCCACCGTTCCATTGTTGAGTTTGACTATAGGCTGTATCCCAATTTCCCTGCTTTGTGGTAGTTGGTATTGAGTACCCAGAAGTTAAGGAAAAGGCCCCAGTAGTATTCGTATAAGTTAAACCTGTTGCAGTAGAACTTAAATCAGTAAGCTTAATACCGCCTAATCCGCTTAAAGTGTAGGTTGGAACATTTAAAACACCTGATACTAATGTACTTGCACCACTGTTACCTAACACAGCTAAAGATTTAAATGCCGGGTCTGGTGGAGTTGGTATATTTAATTGATTATTAGTTAGATTTGCTGCACCAGTTCCGGTTGTTGTTAAACTTGAAATTCTATTGCTATAAGCAGTATCCCAATTAGTTTGTGAGGCTGTGGTTGGTATTGAAAAACCAGTTGTAAAAGATAACCCTATATTTCCTGAAGATGTAATAGGAACATTTGTTACAGTCAATCCGGTAGGAGCAGTAAGCCCAACAGAGGTTACAGTTCCTGTTGTTGATGATGTTCCAGCACCTATAGCTGTGCGAAAGCTAGCTGCTGATAATGCTGATATGGTGTTATTTGCGTTAACTTGTAAAAAAGTTATTGCTGAAGGGTTTGTTAATGTGAGAAGGTTCCCACCTACCGTAGTTGCACCCAAGGATGTTCTGCCTGTTGCCGAATTAAGATTTGTAGATCCCCCATCCCATTGAAAATTGTTTGTATAAGCAGTATCCCAATTTGTTTGTTTTGCGGTAGTAGGTATTGAGTATCCGGCTGTAAAAGTTATTCCCAATGTACCAGAAGTTGTAATAGGGGTTCCTGTTACAGATAAACCTGTTGGAACTGTCATCGCAACTGAATTTACAGTACCGTTGTTGTAGTCTGAAATAAGAATAGGTGTTTTACTAGAATCCCCAATAAATATTTTCTTATCAACAATATTTGCAGCAATTTCACCCAAAGCAAGTGTGGTAGGTACAACTGTAGTTGTGCTAGATCTTTTAATTCGGATTGTATTTGGCGTTGTAGTTGGTGTGGGGTTTGGTGTTGGATTTGGTGTAGGGGCTGTAAAAGTAAATAAGGTGTTTGCTGCATTAGTTCCATCTGGTGATGTAACTAACACACTAGCGGTACCTGCGGTACCGGCAGGTGTTGTTGCGGTAATACTTGTTGAGCTAACTACGATAACACTTGTAGCAGCAACGCCCCCAACAGTAACACTTGTAGCTCCGGTAAAGTTAGTGCCTGTGATGGTGATGCTTGTGGCACCTGCGGTAGAACCACTAGTTGGTGAAATACTAGTTACCGTGGGTGCGTTAACAGGAGGTGGTGTAGGTGTTTGGTAGGTGAATAGAGTATTAGCAGCATTGGTGCCACCAGATGTCGTAACTAGTACACTTGCAACACCCGCTGTTTTAGCAGGTGTAGCTGCGGTAATGCTTGTTGAACTTATCACTGTAAAACTCGTAACAGCAGTGCCACCGATGGTGACCGCAGTTGCACCAGTCAAATTCGTTCCGGTTATTGTTATATTTGTGCCACCTGCTGTAGTTCCAGTTGAAGGTGAAATTGCTGTAACTGTGGGTACAGATGTAGTTCCACACGCACCTGCTGTAACTGTAGGTGCGGATGCTGCACCATTTGAAACATTCCAATCCCCCGTTAAGCTTGTTGCTGAATAAAGTTCTGTATTGTCGTTGAATATAGAGTACCCGCCCATCATCCCTTGGCCCATTTTTAAAGTGGCTTCGGTTGTGTGCTGATAATACCCATACATAAACATATTGAAGCTGTTAGGATTCCAACTGTAAGTTCCGTTTGCAATAGCTGTTCCTGCACCTGCCACGCAATAAGGATCAACCAAAGTAACTGCACATTCTCCCGATGCCATTGTTGGGGCTGGTGATGTTCCATAAACAGTTGCCCAAGTTATTAAGGATGGATTAGTTTGATAAAAAGTTCCTGAATACAGGGGCATATTTCCCATTGTGCCATCTATCAATCTAAAACTGTCGTAATCATAATCATAGCTGAAATATATGGAAGTGTTTCCAACTTTTTCCCAACTACCATTAACGCTATTATAGCTGTATGTCCCGTTAGCTTGTGAGCTACCCGCACCGGATACGCAATAAGGATTTACCGTAGGCATTAGAATGCACCTCCGTCAATATCTGCACCAAAAAGTTGTGTAGATGTTACGCTGTTAGTAACTATTAATGATCCAGAGATAGTTCCACCGGAGCTAGGTAACCCACCTAAACCCGTTAAAGTGTAATTTGGGATATTGATATTGTTTGCAGCTAATGTTGATGCACCGCTTGAACCATTTGTTGTCAAACTTGCAATTCTGTTGTCGTACGCAATATTGGCGTTAGTCATATCGGTTAAATCGGATACAGTAACTACAGTACCATCTAACTTCTTAGCAAATATTTTCTTGTCTGTTAAATTAATTGCCATCTCGTACGTATCTAATTCTAAAGATGATGGAATTTTACCAGCTACCTCACTTCTCCGAGGCTTGATAATTTCTTTTTGAAGAATTACAGTGTTCCAAGAAAATGCAGTAAGTCCTAATGAAGATGCTACAATTGATGCTGCCATATTGCAGGCAGATCCGTTAGAAGGTGTTACATTATCAAATGTAACTTGGCCTGAAGCATTAGTAACACCTGAGAGTGTTCCTGTTAGAACCGTTCCAATTCCAGTTAGTGTTATCGGTATACCTGCAAGAAGCACAGGGTTACTTTGTGCGTCCTGAACCTCGACAATAATAGAAACGCTTATTTTTCTGTTTGCAAATAAGGTAGCGGACATTGCTGATTTTATAGCTAGCTTGGTTGCATTAGATATACTAAAGGGCGCGCTAGTTATTACCTGAAGACCAACATAGTTAAAAACTACTGTTGCAGCTTCGGTTACATCTGCGTTGGGATTACTTGCAGTATCTCGAACAAAACCCATGTCTGTAAATGTAGCAAGACCTGAAATAAATTTAGCTGTGGGTTGTGTTGGTCCGAAGCTATACCCTGAATTTCCAGCACCCTCACCACATGTAACTATCTCAGTAAGTGCGTTTGGCCCGGTAGTCGCTGAACTGTAAGTGGAGTCTCTAGTAAAAACACTATTAGTTAAATCACCTATCTCTATAATAGGCTGAACGGAAGCAAGGCTACCGTACCTAGCGCCGTCTATCTGTCTGAATACTCTAATTACACGCATTATACGCTCCCGTAGAAAAAGTCGCCGTCAATGATTAAGTTACGGTTAGGTATACCACCCCCACAACCTACGGTGCCGCTAGTACCTCCGCCCCCACTACCACCTACAAAAGGCCTCCAAGCAAAATCATTAGCGTTTGGTGTGGACTCTTTCCAAGTTAAGACATCACCGTCAACTGCTGCACTACCATCAATAAGTAGCTGTAATGTCTCTAGATTATACTTTAAAGGTGCAACTGGTGTCAACACTTCTAGATTATCTTGTGGGCGCCATTCTTGTGCAGTATCATCCCAACCTAAAACCTGCCTATCTGTAGCACCCCCTTGTGCTATCCGTAGTACACTTCCTGTAGGTGTGTACGACAATGGTTGAATCGTGTTTAGTGTTAGAGAACCACCGGAGCCACCTGAACTTCCTATGTAGTCTTCTATTTTTTGATAGCTGTTAGCATCACTCCACCAGCTTTTGTTAGGTGCTAAATCGCCTTCAAAAATATAACCTTGTAAATTGCTTGATGTGGCAGGCCCAAAACCAACCCTTACATGAATGGTTTTACTGCTAGAATTATAAACACAGATTTGCTTGATTACCGTTGCAGTTGGTGATGCTGAGTACGGTATTTTGTAGATAGAGGTGTTTGCAGTACCTGAAATTACTTTCTGTGTTAGTTTTTCTGTAATTCCCCAAGTAGTTTCACCTGTTACACCGTGAGACATCGTAACATGCACCTTGTCCGAACTGTTTAAAGTTTGCGTTCCTGTTGGCGCGGTTACTATGGATATCTCGTCCATATTTTGATTGTCTAAAACAATCACAGAAGGGTAGCTAAGTAGGAAAGCCTCCGATAATCTCCAAACTTTTAAAGAAGGTATTGTAATATCTATTAAACATGTATCTGTGTAATTGTCGGGGTGGTCTTTTTTACCAACATCCGTTCCAGCTAGTAATAATAGATTTACATAAGTTCGAATTCTAATACTAAAGACTTGCGCAGATCCTGCGTTGTTGTAAATATAGATTTCTCGTACTACACGAGTTCCTGATAAAGCGGTATTTACTAAAGTGTTTTCCCCTGGAGTTTCAGGAAGGCTATAAATAATTTTTTCATAGTTTTCCTCACCCTGTGCCCCTGGGTATAAGCTAGATTCTTTTGTAAATTCCATCAAATGCGTGCTTGCTGTAATATTGCAAGAAACGCCTTGCGATACAATGTAAAGCCTAGACTTATTGTTTAAAATTATTGTTTTCATATTCCAAAAAAGCTCCTTCTTTGAGAGGCGTTGTTAGATATAGGCCTAAGCTTTAATTTATTAAGACTATCTAAGTACAACATTCCTATAGTCTCTAAATCTAAAGATAAATGTGGAGTTGGCGTGGTTCCTAGCATTTTTAATGCTAGACCTGTGCCAGTAATTGTTTTTATCCCTAAACTTGGATTTTGTGTAGTTCCAGAGTTAAATAGTCCATACTCAGTAGATGCCACAGTTGCGTTAGGTGAAATACCTTGTGGTCCTTGTGGGCCTGTGGTTCCTATAGTTCCTTGAGGTCCTCTTAAATCTACTGCCGTTCCCCAAGGATTTGTTCCTGACACTTTTGGGCCAAACAAATAACTACCAACATACTCTAATGCGGTGGTAAATAGTTTTGTAATGTGAAAGTCGCCAACATTTCCTAAACCGCTGCTTGGGGTTGATACAGGGGTGTTTTGATATAGCGTAGCATTGTGAATTACTTGTCCACCTTGAAGACCTTGTATTCCTTGAATTCCTTGAATTCCTTGAATTCCTTGTGATCCGTTTGTTCCTCTTAGCTCAATGTAGTTTGCTGTAGGCCAAACACCTGCTGCTTTAGGCCCATATAACCGTACTGAATAAGAAGAGTTTAATAGTAGAAAGTCACCGTTGTTGCTTGGGATATTATCGTAATTAGTGTTAGGCGGCATAGTAGACACATCGCCAACATGGTCTACTTTTCGTATTATGTTTTGTGTTGAATTTCCTTGTGGCCCTGTTAAACCCTGAAGGCCTTGAATTCCTTGAACTCCTTGAACTCCAGCAGGTCCGGTAGCTCCAGTAGGACCAACTAAACTTACCGCTGGTTTTATAGTTGTCCACTTGTTACCCGGACATCCACCACACTTAGGGCCGTATAAATAGTGTTCCAATGTGTCAATGTAGAAGTCTCCAGACCTCCCTTCCCCTTGTGGTGGCACACCTTCTCCCCACAATATAGTAGGCCTAGAGTGGTCGTATGGAGTTCCAGCCGCCCAACCAATACCATCATAAATTAATACATTTCCAGCTTGGGCCGTAACACCAAACGAAAGTGTTTTATCTGTAGTGTTCCAGTACAAAGGCTGTGCAGCATTTATTTCAGCGGCAGGTAAAGAGTCTATTTTCCATGAGGATATTGTGTTATCCCAAAGAACAGCTTGGTTGTTCTTTGTACCTGCTGCAATACTGATAGAGGATTTAGATTTATCCCAAGTTAAAGGTAAAGTTGCGTTAATGGTGCTTACTGTATCTGCATTTTTCCAGTTAGTGCCGTTAAAGGATAGTATTTGACCGTTTGTTGGCGTAGTAGTAGTAACATCTAAAAGTGAGTCTAGTGTTATTTCGCCATTTACCCACTTTGTACCGTTGTAGGTTAAAACTTCACCGGACTTAGAGCTAGTTATTACAACATCATCTAAACCATCTAAAAGAATATTTGGTGCAACTGATTCCCATGATTTACTTGTGCTGTTCCAAGTTAAAACATCACCTGTCTTAGATCCAGCAGATAGTGCCACGGTAAGTGTTGTTACTGAGTTTGGTGCAGTACCTGTAGTGTTTGAAGAAATAACAACAGGCGCGGTTCCAACTAAATTAGCAGGGTCACCCTGTGCACCCCTTGAAACTAATAAATCCCAATTAGCTGTGGTGTTTGGCGTGATGTTTAATGTGTTGTTTATTTCACAGATGTATACTGAACCTAGGTAGTAAACTACCGCGCCTTTTGAGTAGTTTACAGTAGGATCCCATGTGCCGTTCCACTCCATACCTGCGGTGCCTGGAGCACCCGCAGGGCCAGCTATACCATTTTGTCCGCTAGCCCCTAAAAGCGATACGCCAAAGCCCCACCCAGACACTGTTTTAGGCCCAAATAATATTGGAGCACCTGTACCTGCTGTTTGCATGTAAAAGTCGCCAATTGAACCTATACCGGAGGTTGGAGCACTTGTTCCAGAGTTAATTGATTTAGCTGCTTCACTACTTCCAGCTACCCAAGATGTTCCGTTGTATTTTAGAACATTACCGTTCTGTGCATTTGGAACATCGAAGGTAATTGTTCCTGTGGTCGAATCCCATATTAAAGGTTCATTTGCAATAATGGTTGTAGCACCGCTACCAGAGCCACTTGTGCCCTTTGCTGCTACTAAATCCCAAGATTGAGTATTAGTGGGTATATTAGTTGTAGCTTTTGTTGATACATAACTAGATCCTAAATACTGAACAACTGAATTTTCGGGATAGGATTGTCCAAGTACATATTCTCCCATCCATTCTAAACCTGCAATACCTGAGATTCCTTGTGGGCCTGCTATTCCTTGTGGGCCTTTAAGAGATACACCTGCACCCCAACCTTGTGAATTTGTATAACCGCCGTACAACTTACCTGAGGCAGTATCAATATAGAAGTCACCTTCCCTACGCTCTGTAGAGCTTGGGAAGGTAGATGTTGGAACCTCATTACCGTAGAAAATTTTAGAACCTGCCGGACCACTTGCACCTACTGCACCAGCTACACCCTGAATACCTTGTGCCCCTGTTTCACCCTTTAAGTCTATTGCGCCGCCCCAACTGACAACACCGCTTGTAGTGACCCTAGGGCCGTATAACAGGCGAGTTGTTGTATTAAGGAAGTAATCCCCGTCTATTGCGGTAGTTGTTGAAATTGGGCCTGTTGTGCCTGACAAAAACTGTGCTCCACGAACGCCCTGGATACCTTGTAATCCTTGTGCTCCTGTTGCGCCTATTGCGCCAGTTGGTCCGGCGGGGCCTGCTGATCCAGAAGCTATTACACGAGTCCATGATCCTGTGCTGCCGGAATATTTCCAGATGTATAAATAGCTATTTGTAGTGTCAAACCAAAACGCCTTAGCTGTATCAGGGTTAATAGGGTCTGAGGGTTGTGTTCCTTGAACATAATAGGTTGCACCTGTGGATAGCAACACGCCGCCAATATATAAGCTATTGGTGTTGCTTGCGTAAGCTGGTTCACCCGCTAAATACGCATTAGCTGCTGCATTTGCCTCTATTACAGAAGATGGACCATTTTTAAATTGAATCTGCATGTTATGCCTCTTGAATAATTATTTTTGTGTTTGTGCCTACGCAAGAGAACGGAGTTAAATCACCTGCTGTGAACTGTAATTTAAAAGGTGTGCAAAGACAGGTAGTTCCAGAAGTTAGTTGTACTTGGGGTTTAGATACATTGACTATATCTTTAATTGTGAGGTCAAATCCGTTGTTACCCACTAGTCTTAGCTTGGCCTGAACTATGTCTTTTAAAGGGCCAAACTGATCATTTATTCCAGCCCAACCACCATCAAAAACAGATTGCTGTAGTGGTATTGTGATGTCTTTTAACCACTTGCAAGAATCAGGGGGTGATTCAAACGACATTATAAGGTTTGCAGGTATTGTGCAATTTACTCCACCGCACTGAAAGTCTGACTCCGCAGCATCTGCTACACAAACCGAAGTGTTTGGTATTAGTCCGCCACTTGAGCTAGGTATGTTGATTGGAATACTAGTAAACATACCCAGGGTAAATATCCCACCAACCTCATCCAACTTCTGATCGCACGCCACCGCCCTGGGTGCAGGGTAGGGCTGTGAATCTACACACCTCATGTTCATGTACCAATTTTGGTTTTGTAATAGCTGTAAATCTGTGTCGTAGTCGTTTACTTTTTCAATTACCACCGTTGCATAGGCAGGACTTTTTGCAGTTTTTGCAAATGTTAGTCTTCCCCAACATTGTGCACAACCTTGGCATGTAAAAGACTTAGAGCCATTAATTTGGCGCGATGTTACCTTGCTACCATTCCAATACACACTGACCATTGCCTGCGTTTGGAAGTGGTAATCTAGTGCTACATTCCCAATAGAAGATCCTAAGCAGAATTTAACCACATAGGGTGGCTTGTGGTAGTTTGAGTAGTTAGCTGGATCAGCGTTTATTGGAAGTGTAGAGTTTTTTACCTGCACCGGGCTGTAGGGTAAGAACATGCTAGAATTACCGAAACCGTATAGCTGGCTAGTAACACTACCCCCCTGCATACCCTTGCACTGACCGCATGGGTACGCATCAGCATCACAGCCTGATTCATCTCCCAAGTAAGATTCAATGTAAATGTCTTGTATAGGTTCGTTGTAAGGTGCTCTTACAACTTTAGTTGCTATGGTTGCAATATCATACAAAACATAGTCAAACATTCCTGTAGGATCTATCTTTTCAATACCGTTTAAAATTAAATTAACATCACTCATCTGATACAGAATCCAGTCGTTTTTATACGCCTCGATGAAGTTATTTAACTGTATTTGGCTAAACTCCTTATCAGTCTTGTTGCTAGGTTTTTGCGCGTAACTAGGGCACTGTTTTACTTTTGCTTTGTAGCTAGATGCGTAGATTTTAAAGTATTTAGAAGGTAGTGATTTCCCTGAGGACGGATCTCCCCAGGTTGTAGTGAATGGATACAGTAGTTTTTTATTTAAGTCGTAGGCGTAGTCTCCAGAAACAGGTGTAACAATTTCTGTAGCCGTTCCACCTATGTTGCGTGTAAATGTGCTTGGTGGTAACGGTGATTGATCTGTAGAAGTGTAGTAATAAACCTGCGCACCAGACATAAAAGAGGAATTAGTGTTATCATCCCCATCAGCATTAATTGCATTACCTGTCTCTCCCCCACCATCTGTTGTTACGGTGGCGTACACTGATCCAGATACTAAAAAGCTTAGTGACCTAGGTATTACACCAGCGGTATCGCGCATGATACTTTTTAGTTTTTTAAATTCTGTTTCACTTTTTGTAATATCCGCAGTAGTTGGGTAATTGGAAGCAATAGAATTTTTTGCAGTGGAGATTAGGCTACCAAACCCACCGGATTTCTGTGTGTTAGATACAGAATACCTTGTGTTATCTTCATCAAAGCTGTTTTGAGCATTCATTACACGAACGCTACCATCGTAATTTAGGATCACCCTGGTACCGCATGAGTGTGCGATAGTGTCAAGAAGTAGCGGAACCTTAGTAAATTGCGAAGCACTTCTAAATACAGAATTTGGAAACAAATAGTCCGTTGAAATAGGGTCTATTGTAATTTGAGATTCTGTGTACCCTAAGTTTTTAAAAATTGCTTTAAACAGGTTTTCCCACGTCGTGCATGTCGGAAGGTTAAAATCTCCTGTAGTGAAGTTCCACCAAAAGTACCTGTCATCCACTAATGGAAGTACCCAAATACCTGTAAGATGGTTGTAAGGAATTCGTGCTGTGTTTTCTGACACGCCTGTGGGAACCCTGCGCTGTTGAAACAGTGGCCTTGGGGGCAACATCCACATTTTAGCTTGTAGTGGTTTATACCCTTCAGACAAGTCTAGATTTTTTGATGTGTACCTATGAAGGCGGTTTACGGTGGAACGTAAACCACCGATTGTGTCCTCTGCATCATTTGAACCAGACACATCAAACTTTGGTAATTTTTCTAAAAAGTCTGAACTCACTAGGAACATACCACACCCAAACCTTTTAGCCCCTGTAGGCCAATACAACTGGCCTAACTGCAATTTACCGTAAAGGTTTCCTTGCACCGGGGAGTATATTTCTGTTGAGTCTAGGTTTGTGTGATAAACCCCTTGAAAGTAATCTTCAAATAAAAACATACCGTCAGTATTTGCGTACTGAAGTACATCTTCGTTGGGGTGCAACAGTGGCGTTCCGTCATAGTATGCTTGCATTATTGTATTAATGAGTCCGATACACTTGGTACTGTGCTAAATGGTAAAGTAATGCCTTTTTCCGCAGTTGAAAAAAGCCTGTTGAACAAAACTTGAAAAGTGTTGTTTGTGTATGTTGTAGAAACACCATCTAAAGTTTTTGTGATGGAAATGTTGACACGCTGCCCCTTGTACATAGGCTCTGAATCTAAACCTAGCAGGGAGATGTACGGACCACCTGTGTACAGTGCGTTCATCTCTGTCAGAACAAGCCTGTTAAGCTCAACTGTAACTCCGGTTTGATTTGTACCGTTGCACATGATCCTTAAGAAAACAGTAGTTGGTGTTTTTGATCCAACTACAAAGGTTGCATCTACATTTTGATAAACACCTAAGTTTGCAGAATTGATTGAGCTAAAAAGAACGCTTTTAGCTAGGTATGCGTTAGAGTTGTCCACCATCGTGTTATCAGAAGAATCTACTAAATCTACTGTAATTGAACCACTAGACAAAACAGCAGAGGCGTTTAACTTAAACCTAAAGTGCACATGGTACACCTTCTTAGCACTTACATAAGATGACACATTTTGCTTTAGTCGAACACTTGCCAAGTTTTGAATTTTTAATCCGTTTGGGGAAACAAGCCAATTCGTTCCAGCTACACCGTAGGATGTTACCGCATCCCAATTAGTAGGTATGGTTGGTGTTGCTGCGTCTGTAAGATTAAAATTACCATTTGTTATAGAGTTTCCTTCAGATGCACTGGCGTTAATGTTAACGCGCTCAATAGTAATATCCGCACCTGAGCCTGATGGGTAGTCGTAGTTAAACACCCCGGTGGCAGTGTCTTTTGCAATAACTGTTAGTGTTTCGTTACCTGCACCAGCACCACCTGTGAATGAATCAGCGGTTACCTCTAGTCTTATATTTTCAGCTAGGGTGTGTTGGTTAGAACCGCCATCCGCATTAACAACCGCAACATTAATTAAATTTAGTCCGCTTGAGTCTGATACGGTTACAGTGTTTAACATCTTCTGTACCGTTATATTGTCTTGCTTCATCTGAGACACTAGCTCTAACAGGCAATCATCCACATTCGCAGGTATTAAGGGGTCGTTTGTGGTTACAGAATCTATTAATACATTTTCTGCAACATCCACAAATACTCCAGGCACAAGATCACTCACCGTGCTAATTTGAGTATCAATAGCAGGTATGTAATTAAGTACAATTTTGGTCTTACCGTTGGATGTAAACTTATTTGTAAGTGTTGGGGATTTTACGTTTACAAGCGATTTTTGAAACGTGTTTATATCAGATATAAACCCACCGATAAGGCCTAGCTTGGTGAATAGCCCATAGGTTCCTGTGTAATCTATCATGGTTTATCCTGTTAGTTTGTAGGTGTTGTGGAGTATTCCATGCCGCCCATCCAGTCGAAAACAAAGGATGTCCAATCTTCCGTGTTTTCGCCGTTTAATGAGGATGTATGAGCAAAAATATCGTTTCCATCAATAGGGCTTCTAGGGTAGAAAAACCTCTTAGATTTCAGACTATAAATATCTGAATATTCTAACATGTACACCGCTGAACCGCTACAGGAATATTCTGTAGTTCCTGTTGTGTGGTTAACCTCTGGAGCTTCCATGCGAACCGTGTGGCTTATAAGGGTTCTTTTGTTTAAAGACGTGTACTGGCTTAGAAAAGATGGTATGTCCGGTGGTTTGTTAGACCGTACAAATGAGAATATTACTGTCTCTGTCGCAGTTGATCCTAATTCAAATATTTTAGAAGATGCTTGTAGCCCAAGCACAGTGCTTTTTAGAATAGTGTTTTCCGTTAAATACGACACAGAGATGCTAGCCATAGTGTATGGGAATCTGGCGTGCGCTAGAGATATTAACACTTTTCTAGAGTTAGGGTTACTCATCGTACTGCTCCTCAATTTTTCGCAGAAGTGTATCTAGAGCGGATAGATCTATACCTGTATCAGCGTGATATCCACCGCTCATGAGTTTATTGATTGCTAGCATCCAGAAACCTGTGCCACCTTCTGCGCTAGATCGGTTAGCATTCGCAGTCTTATAAACCTTGTACCAACTGTTAAAAGATTCAAAGCCAGTTAGCATTACATCTTCTTGAACTACACCAATTTCTACCCAAAGTTCTCTAGGCTTTTTAGTTTTATCCCATGGGAAGTTTTTAAAGATAAAATTACTTACCTGAGAGTTTAAAATTTTGTCGAAACGTACTTTGCCTTCAGCACTTAGTTTTGACCTTTTAGAAATTTGAATTTTTGCTACTACTGGATCTATAAAAACGTCTTTTAATTCTTCTTCTCGCACCGGAAGTTTAGGTTTAGCCTTAATAGGGTTTTTATCTTCTCTGTAATAGCGAATACTTTTTCTAGGGTATTGAGTACCCTCAACCCCTATATTTCCGCTGTTTGCTTGCTTTATTCTGGAATAATAACTCATTTGTTTTTATCCCCCAAGTGTTGTTCAAATGTATTGTCTTTTTCGTAGTACTCGTGCGTGTTTTGATGTGGATCTATTGGATATTCTGTTGGGTTGGATCGTACACCCTCAACAAATATCTGCTCGAGGAATGACCCCCTCATCTGATCACTACCGTTTCTAGCCGATATAGGAGATAGGTCTATAAGATCAGGATTTAGTTGCCCCTTCACATAGGTCTTCATGAAAACACCATCCATGCTTTCCCCATACGTCTTGTCTTTTTGTAAATCTGCAAAAAAGCTCTTGTTGTGAAGTCGATTTAAATCAAACTTATCCCCAGTTAGAATTACAGAAGCATCTAGAAACCTGTTATGTAAGTCGGCGTTTTTTTGTGGCCCGAATAGCCACTTGGATAAATCAGTACCTAATAGATTTGTAACACCTTCGGCTGTGACATTTAGTGGGCTACTTGTTCGGTTTACCTGAATACGCGCGTAACTACCCATAGCGTCTATTTCAAGTTTAAAATTGTATTTACCTGCTGACTGTTGGTAGGGAAGCTTTTTTTGAACTATGTAATAAATCAGGTATTCTAAATCAGTTTTATCAGACAAGTTATTACCATACACCTGAATAGTTAGAGTCTCTTCAGTAACAGGCAAAGCAGCACCAATAGCTGCTCCTACATTACCTAGGGTTTTCCATCTCTGCATCCCCTTGCTACCTGCGTCCATAGTTGTGCTTGCCGCTTTATATGCATCTTGTGCTGCGGAATATGTAGTAGGTTGCATACATGTCACGCCCTGGGTTATTTCTAGGCGTGTTATGTTTTTCATGTTGGGTTTGTGAAACCCGTTGTAGTCTAATGGCTTATTTAGTCGATTATCTAGGTGGAAGTGTGTCTCCCTGTCGATGAATGAATACTCCATCTTCATCGAACCTGGGTGAAGCCTACACTTAACTAGATCCCTCTTCATTGTGACAGGTGTGGGTATATTTATTAGCTCTCTAAAATCGTCAGGAGATATGTTTTCATCAATCATCACATCAGTTCTAAAGTGTATCATCCCTGACACTTTTCTTGATGTGTAGTAGTCTTGGTCAATAATGTGTTCCATCGTGTAGCTGTTGCTCAAAATAGCGTACTTAGGTGCACCAAATAAATGTGCGTCATTTACATCTGTCTGTATTGTGAAAGTTACTTGAGCACTCTTCACGCCATTTATTCTGTTGATTGTAAAACCCTTAGGCTTTGGACCATTAGAACAATCTATGATCTGGCCTTCTTCAGGACTTTCTAAAAGAATCGTACCACCAACTACATATTTTAGTTTTTGTCTTGGTTGAGTAAGGAAGTGCTTAATAATTACATCTACTTCAATAGCATCGTCCGCAACTTCAAATGTCTTAAAATTAATCTCGTTGTCTTGAGCTATAACGCCTTCTACGCTTAGTGTGTGCCTAGTGTAGAGGTAATGTGTTTGCTCTTTGTCGGCGTACATAGGTTCGCGCTTGTACTCTTTGACGTGTACAAGATTGATTTTAATTGGACCGTACTCAAGGTAGTTTGCAGATATTCCCATTATGCCACGTCCATTATGTATTTGACTTCAAAGTTCAAAAATGACCTGGATACTTGGCGTTGTGATGACTTGTCCGAATCTTCTTTGTTGTAATGTGCTATTTCGCCCCAAGCAGAATTAGGTTCGCTTAAGCGTACTGGTTCTACGCTTATCATGTCACCGTTGGTATTGTTTAAGAATTTTAAGTGCAAGCAATTTAATATCTGCTCTTCACGCCTAAGGTGACCGTAAATAGGATCCATCAGAGCACGTTCATCAGTGTCACTTCTATCAACACCCAACCTAGTGCGTATTACTATGGTGATAGTTCTAAGAACTACGCTAGCTGTTCTACCTGCTCCAGAAACGAACTCTTCAATAGGGTAGGGCAGGTTAGCCTTTATAAGTACATCAAAATCCCCTGAATAAATAGGTAGGTCATCCCTAGCCACAATCTTAACTGTTGTTTCATTGGTGATACCTAAGCTGGTTTTAATTGCTGTCTTTATAGCTTTTAGGATGTCAACAATTGGGGATTTTACTTGTGCCATTTAGAACCCCAGTTCGGAATAGTAATTTATCTCTAGTTGGGTTTTTTCGAAGGATGGAGCACTGTGGGTTGGAATACCTATTACCATGCTAGGGAATGCTTGAACACTTGATTGCATAGGCAACATAAATGGTACTTGCAAAGGTTCAGGCGCTTTTTCTTTTTTAGGTGGTTCTTCTTTTTTGTCTGGTGGAGCAGGTTCCGCTGGTTTAGGCTTAGGCTCCATCTTGTATTGTTTTTCTGGATCCGGTTCTTGTGGTTTAGGATCAACAGGTTTAGGATTTTCTACAGGCTTAGGATCTTTTCTTTTTTGATCCTCTTCTTCCCTTTTTCTGCGTCTTATTTCGTCTTCTGGACTTTCCTCTGGATCTACTTTACCCGGATCTACTTTACCCGGATCAGGTGGAATAGGATTTGGTATAGGTGGTACAGGTGTCACAGGCACAGGTTTTGGAATTACAGGTGGTGGTTTAGTAACAGGACCTTTAAGTGCCGTTGTTGGTGTAGGAGCAGGGCTAGGTGCAGGGCTAGGTGCAGGGCTAGGTGCGTTTTCTGGCTTATCCACACTTGGAACAGGCATCAAGGAGTTTTGCTGTTTAGGGTTTGAAAAAAAGCTAAAAACATCTTTAAATGATTTAGATAAACCTTTTAGGGTTGTTTCAGGTTTTACAGAGTTTGCAAACTTAGCGGTTGGAATACCTGTAACCATGTTGAAAGGGAATTGGTCAACAAAGCTAGTTGTTGGGAGTATTGTTTCTGGCTTCTTTCCCTGCCTGTCTGTGTCTTGTGACAAGCTGCTAGTTCTACCTGATTGGTTTTTTAACGCGCTAAAGAATATACGCTGCTCCCTTGTGTCGTTTTTACCAGTACCAATTAGATTGTGTTTCTCATCTACTTTTTTTAGGTCTTGTAATCTCTCAGATTTTAGGTTTTTTAGATCGTCCTTACTCCAGTTAGGTCCAGCCATAACCTCAGAATCTTTTTCTTGTTGCATTCTGATTGTGGCGTTAACCTTGTCTCGTACTTCAGGATTAGTACTAAACCCACCTTGTTTTTGTAATTGGTCAAGTAGGTAGCTAGGCATTGCGCGTTTTGATATCGCTTCTTTAGAATAATCTAAATCAGTGCCTTTTATAAGCTCTTCAGGAGCCTTAGGGGGATTTTTTAAGCCTAGGGGGTTAAACCTAGGCTTATCGTGATCTATAGGGATCATGTTTGGTTTTTCAGGCATTGGTGCACCTATTAATCAATGTTAGGAAGTGCTGCAAAATTAAAAACGTCTGAGTCTGTTGAATACAGACGCAAGGTGTAATCGCCTAAGGTCATACCTGAATTTGTACCATTAGCTGCGTAAACACCTGGCTTAACAACCGCTGCGTGTGCTTCAACACCTAGCATAAGTTTTTTGCCGTTTGTTCCTAGTGACCCTTCTTCATATCCAAACTGAGATGGGCTAACAGATGGAAAGAAGTAACCTTCAGGTAAATAGGAATCTACAGGTGTTAGTGCAGCAAATTCAAATTTGATAGCCATCCAATAACCTGCGTTTGCTATAGATGATTGAGAATACTCAGAAAGTGCCCCTATCTGACCACCATCAGTAATACCAGGTTGATGTGAAAGTCCGTGTCGCTTTACTCTAGAGTTTACATTACCTACAAAGTTCTGCACGTTAGACTCATTAAATCGAGTCATTAGGAATTGCAGTTTGCTCATCATACCTTTGAAAACACAATCAATTGGTGCTGAACCTGCAATGTCGTTTTGAATATCCGCCCATTTAAATTCAGTTTCAAATTCAGGGGATCTTTCACAAGTTCCTAGGTAAATACCTGTTGCAGGTAAATCAGACTTGTGACCTACATAAACATGCGCGGGTCCTGTTGTGTGTATTTTAGCTGGCATAGTTAGTTCACCTTTGCTTTAAGGGTTGCAGAAACAGTCTTAATGTGGTTGTACAGTATGAACTCTCTGATGTTTGGGCTTACTGGTCCTGTAGTGCTGTTGCTGTCCGCATTGGTGTTAGATAAATACATTTTTGGAATGCACTTAAGATCTAACGATACCGTTCGTGCACGTGTTCCCATTTCGGATAACTTCTCTTTAACTGGCACAACTGATGTAAAGTGAATTCCTTCAGGGTGTGATGTTGTGTGGGAAGGCGAAGTGCTACCTGACAAGAATGCTTGGTGGAATGGAAAGTAAAACAACAAATCAAAATCAAACCCCATTCCTTGTGCTAGAACTCCCATTTGATTACGAGTGATCTCACCACGATTAAGCCCATTGCTGTATAGGCCAGTTGCTATTTTTGCAAAAACGGCTTCGTCATATCTATTCAAGGTTAGTTTAATTTGTCCAACCTGACCTTGGTTAGAGAATGATATCGGGGTTTCGCCACCGATATCATTCACAACATCTTCCTTGAGTGTTTGAATAGTAATGCCAGGGCTTTTTTGACAAGTGCCTAAATACTCTAAAGAATCAATATCTACATCTAGTTCGGAGCGCCCAATAAAAATATGCGCTGGTCCAGTTGTAATTATCTGTGCCATGTTTAGTTCCTTGGGTTAAAATATTCGTTTGCTGCTGATTGCCTGATACCAAAGTACCTATCTAATTCTTGAGAAAATAAAGCAATGTTTTTACTTATTTGTGCTTGTTGTGGTGTAGAGGCCTGTTCATTTTTTTCAATTTCAAACATACGTTCGCCTGTACGCAATAACTCTAGTATGGCTTCTGATTCTTTAGATCTAGATGTCATTGCATCTAAGTCAGCACCCCCATACCCACGCCTAGAAATTAGTAATCCGTAAGCTAGATCACAACACAGTCTTTTAAGGTAGGCTTTAGAATCTGTTGTCATTGCTAACAGGTCTTCAAGTTTATACCTGCCACCTGCTAAAATTGCACTGTTGATCATGCCTGATGCATCAGAAAGGGCGGTCTGTACGACCACCCCTGCTGTGCTGTTTCCGGCTAGTTCCTCCGCAGTAGCTCGTTGATCTGTGTCTAGTACAAGATCACCAATTCTACGGAGGTCGTAACGCATCAGAAGATCAGATACTGTTGCATGTGCCATTATGCAACCACATTGGTAAACTTAAAGGCTGTGATAGGTGCAACAACCTCAATACCATAGTCTTCTACGATACGAGCATTAATGCGCCTGTTATCAGGATCATCCTTCTGTTCTACTGTCATTTCTTCGTATGCGAAGAGGTGCACAGTCGAGAAGGAAGGCGAACCTTCAAAGCCAACTAAATCACCTGGGCGTGCAAGGATCCACGCTTCATTGTCTCCCAACACATAGTCGGTTGCTCGAGTAGCACCCTTCTTGTTGGAAACCCTTACGACATCTTCAATAATTATGTCGTAACCATAAAGTTTATCAGGCAAACCGTACTTGCCGTTGATGCTGTCAGAATCACCACGAATCTGTGCAAGAGCTACTGGAGACTCTTTAAGATAAGTGTGCAATTCTTTAGACCTAGAAAGTGCATCAGCAACAGTTGGGTTGATGATCATGCACATCTCTTTAGGACCACATGCACCAAGGGTGTCCTTGTTGATCTTTCGGGCAACTGCATTGAGTGCCTTCTTGAACACAGGTCCTTTAGAAGTGCCTTGTGCAATATCACCGGAGTCACCGTCTGTAAGTGCAGCACCACCAGTAAAGGCGTTACCTGCTGCTGTACAGTTTTGGGTGGCGATATCATTGATACCTGTACCAACTGCGGATTGCAGTTTATCCCAAACTTTAACCACTCGTGCGGTCATAGCTTGTTGTGCATTGATCGCGCTATAGGAAGCTACAATCTTCCAGTCAGCTTGATCAACAGCTTTATAGCCTAACCTGAATGGGAATACATAGCGTTGAGTGTTGAAGTTCAACCACTCAAACTTTTCATTATTCCATTCGCCGTGTGGAGCGTCATTACCGTCGTGCCATACATGATCTTTAAGATCACTGTAAGCAACACGACCAGCCTGTTCTGCATTAAGTTTCAAGTAGTAACCTGAAGACTTTTTAACAGGGGTGATTGTGATATACTTGTTCAACGCAAAGTCTTTAGGATTGCGCGAGAACGATACCACAAGTTGTCCGGTAGCGTCAAAGCTAGGGATGTATGTGTTTGTTCCACTTGGAAATTGTGCTGCACTAGATACGAAATCTGCCATGATATTTGTTCCTTAAATTATAGTTTTATTACGAAATTACCACTACATGTGGGTTTACTTGGATCAAAAGTTTTTCACCGGAAACTACACTGTTAAGTGCAGTACCACCTACTTGATGTGTTCCCGCAGCAGTACCAATGGTAAGTGCTTTTCCGTCTGTTCCAGATTTTACTTTGGAACCGGCGGTGATAGTACCACCTGCAAGTACCATACACACATCACCTAGGCCAAAAACCTTTAGTGATTTACCTGCACTGGCAGCTACACCACTTTCAGTGCCACCTAAAAGGTTAGCAAGATTAGGTGGAGCAAGTGTACCTTCTTGAGATACGCCAATGATTGGTTGAGTAATAGCACTCACTTGCGAAACTGTGAATTCCCCAGAGATTGTCACAAATCTTGCTGGGAAGATATCACCACCTGCCAAAAACGCTGGATTGTACAAAGGCATGAATTATTCTCCTAGTTAAAGTACTTTTTCAGCATTAATTCTTCCAAGTGCCTCTTGGTAGCTAATGCCGTTAGATGTTGCAAAATTAATAGCTTCGTTCACTTCGTCCTTAGTGCGGCCACGCACCCCACTAGAACGAGATTCCTGATAGTAAGAGGCTCGTGCACCAATAGGTGCTTTTTGGTATCTCTTACGAATAATTTGTAAGTGCGCCCTGTAGGTGTTCTCAGGAAGAGATTGCACCAAGGATAGCTCTTCACCACGGTCTAGCATGAAACCTTCAGCTTCCAATTCAATAAGGTCTTTCTCACGTTCTGCACGTTGGAATTTCAGCTTAATGTTTTGGATTTCTTTTTGGAGAACTTGGTTTTCCTGTTCTACCCTGGACAGTTTAATTCTGTCGTAGCGTTTACCACGACTAGATTGGATAGGTTGTTCTTCTTCCATGCTTTCTTCTGGCATAGGTTCTTCGCCCATACCATCATCCATAGGTGGTTGTTCACCCATGCTAGGATCCATACCTTCTTCAGGCATAGGAGCTTCTTCACCGGGCATACCATCAGGTGGCATACCACCTTCCTCAGGTGGTGCTTCACCACCTTGCTGTGAGAGTAGTGTAAGAAATTGCCAAACATCCGTTTGTTGGAGTCCAGCTAACACACCGTCAATAATGCTTTGTTGATCATTCATTCCTATAGTCCTTTGATATTTTTTAACTCCACCTTTAGAAAGGCGGAGTAAACCTAGATCCCGTTCGGGTGTAGTTGCACCGAGCAAACTAATCGGGTCTATCTTGTAATCACTAAGCCAAAGTTCTATTGATCTCCTTGGGAAACCACGAACTTTATCAGCAGCATGTTTAAAGAATTTAAAAGTTGCTGTGATACACTTTCGACCAGTTTTGAAGAATGGTTCAACCTTTAGGTTTGTTGCGTATCCAACAATTTCAGGTTGTTCACCTTCAGGTGCATCATCTTTGGTATGCCCTATGACAAGTGGTATCTCGTCACCAGTAGTACCCATGCGCTTATTGTTAACCTTAACTATCTCTGATAGTTTCTTCTGGTCGAGCCGGATCACCACATTCCCCTTACCATCCTTAAGCTCATGCTCGTCCAGAATGGGAACATGGTGTTTAACAATCATTTCTTCCATTAAGCTCCTCTTAGTTTTCTAATCATGTGTGTTAGGTTGGAGTCTTTTTCAAATCTTTTTACACCATCGTCTTTTGGTGCAAATTGTCCACCGTTGTAGTTTCTTCCACGGAAGGTTACACCGTGTGCACCTGCACGATATTGATCTTTAGCGTGTGCTGATTTCTTAGCAAACTTTTGTGGCTGTGTGCCTGTTCGCATTTTATCCCACACCTTTCCTGCTTTGTTGTACTCCTTCTCTGCGGCCTTTGCGAAGGCCCGCAGTGAAGGTACTCCATGTTGTAGTTCTGAACTGATGGCTTCTAGTGAAAAGTAGTCGCCATCTTTAGCGTCTTCTATCAAGTGCTGTGCGTGTTCAGGTATCATCTTTTGCACTTGCAGGCTATCTATTAACTTCTTTAAACCACTGCTTTGTAGTACTGTTCGCGCATGTTCTTTGCAGTACATTTCTCGCCTGTTAGATTCACTCGTCATATCGTCATAGAGGCTAGGGTCTTGTTGCAGTGAAGTTACAGCGCCTTCTATGTCTGACCACTTTGCGTCTGGAATCAACTGTTGGTATTTTGATAGATGCTCTGGCTTGATGTTCTGTAGGTCTTGGCTCAGTAAATCCCCAACAGGTGGTAACTCTTTGTTGGGCGTGTTGTGCTGTCGTAGAAATCCTTCTAAGATTCTTCGACTACGGTCAAACTTTATTTTGGCCTTGGCTGTGGTTTTGCGGGAGAGTTGCTGGGCTTTCCCTGCGCTGGGGCTTGTGCCATTGGTGGATGCCCCACTAGGATTGTTGGTAGGCCCGGCTTGGTTACTATTCTGCTCATATTCACCTATAATATTTTGGTAAGCTTGTCGTGACTTAGGTAGAGCACCTGCACTGTTCCAATCACCATTATGACCTACAATTTCACCTTGTCCAATGTTTTCTTCTACATTTAAGTTATTTAATGTAGCAAATTGGTCTATGGTGTTCCTCATTCCTCTGTTTGGATCGTATACTACTACTCTTGTGTTTGTCTTTCCAGGTAGAAGAGTCTTGTAGTTTATACCTGCTGCAATTAGCTGTTCTCTTACTTCGCCCATGTCTGTCGAAGGGTGAACCATGTGGTACAAGCTGTCTGGACCTTTTGGATTTGGGTGGAATACAAGTACAGATTTCTTCTGTCCTGAGATACCATGCCAAGCACCTAAGTATTTTAATTTAAATGCGTCTGTGCCTTGTGGTGCTGTGTGTATGATTGATTCTTCGCTACCATTAGGCCAATCACCCACTGCGTTTTGTGCTGTAGTATTTACACCACCCTTAGCATTAATTTGGTTGCCAAGTGCACCTTGTGCTAGATTCTTTCCCCCTGGAGATTTAGCCACAGCATTGGAGAACGGTTGGTTGGTTCTAGTCGCAACAGGTGCTCCGGTCATACCACCGGGTGCTGGTTTGAACTGTGCAAATTTTACTGGTCGTTCTCTAGATTTTTTAGTTCCATCCCCATTATCTCTGGTGGAAGTTGATCTTTTCTGGAGCTTAAAGCGTGATAAAACGCTGAGTAGTGTTTCTTTAGGGATTCTATAAGCGCCATTTCTAAAGTTTTCTGCTTCTGCTCTTTGGCTTGCTCGTGTTTTGATAACTTCTTCGGTTTCATGTATATCTCCTTCTTGTATGTGTCTGTGGCTGTTAGCCCAAGCATTTAATTCTTCAGCATGGTGCTTATCATGAATGTTATCAGAACTCAATAAAGAATTCGCTCTTTGAATTGCACTTTTTTGAGCTTTATCTGCAAACGATATAACACCATGTGACAAGTACGAACTTGGGTTAGTTCCACCAAATGCTCTAACAGTACCCTGATGGTTAGACCATAAGTGCCCTTGAAGCATATCTACTCTAGGTATTTTAAAAGTTCCTCCGCGCCTATCGTCTCGTTCTTCCATGTAGCCTAGTTCTTTAGTAGCTTCTATCAGGGAGTGTGCAAATGCTGCTCGTTGAAGGTCGTTTTCAGGAGCACCCCCAAAAACAGTATTCATCCATCTACCAAAGTATTCAGTCATAACCCTATCGGCAACAAATGGTGCGTTCATTGCACCATCGCCAAAGTGATGCAAATATTCTGACATCATAGAAAGAACATAAGGGCCGAACTTTTTACCTAAAGAGAATACGCCAGGTAGTGCAGTTGCTTCTTCAAAAGTAATATGCCCATTAGGATCTTGATATTTAGCGTCATAGAACTGTTTATCTGCTATTTCTTTTCTTTGGCCTGCTTCATTTATATTGTGCTTCTTGTTTAAATAGTAATCTATCATATCTCTGTCGTTAAAGTTTTTGGCTTCATCTGATTGAACAAAAGATAGAAAGTCCTCTGTTGACCCTGGGCGAAGCATCCACTTAGAATTTTTTGGAACTATGTTTCCATGCTCATCTCTTACATATATATCGTAGGTGTTTCCTTTTATAGCCGGGGATCCTGCAAGAGAGTTTCCCTCTTTATCTATAAAATGTGTTTTGTCTAACCCTACATCTTTGAGGGTCATTTGTGCGCCTAAATTACCTTTATCTAAACTTGCAGATTTTAGAATATCTGTCATGCTAGGCTTAGGAACAGGTGCACCGGGGTTTGCAGCTTGATGTCTTTTTACATAATTGTAGTAACCGTCTTGAAAGATTTTTAACGCTGTTTCTGAGTTAGCTATAGGTGTTAAGTTGCTTGATGTAGGCCCAAGTAGCAGCTTAAATATCATAGCTGCGTGAACTTGCTCTTCTGTTTGATCTAATCTTTTCTTACCATTACCGTCAGGCTCTGAAATATTTCCTAACATGCCTCGCATTAGTTTAAATTCAGGATGCGTGTTAACTAAATTAACTAAATTTATATCGTGCTTTCTACCGTCTTTAGAATACCAATTTAGAAAGTCTAAATTTGTTTGGATGTTGGAGCCGTACCCAACAGCGCCTGACATTGCAAGTTTAGACCTAGCTGCCTCTAGTGTGAGTATGTGATGTATGTTGTCGTTGTATCGTGCAACTTCAGCTTCGGATTGATTAAATTTAGATACCCTATCTTGGTGTTTTTTTTGTTCACTTGGGGTACCTAAGGGGTTCTTTGGTGACGGTTTTATATCATCAACAGGATCCGCTAATCTAGGCCTTTTTCCTTTTACCATTGCTGTTCTTAATGCTTGGTACGCCTCAGTCATTTCTGGGTTAAATGCAGCGGATAAAGAAAAAAGTAAACTTTTTACTTCTTGTGTGCGGGAATCTTCGTTCTCATTTTCGTCTTCTTCTTTAGCTTTAGCTGGTTTTTGCCCTTGAGATACGGCGGAGGTTCTAGATATAGGAGAACTCAACCCAGTATCCGTACTTGGGTAAAACTGTCCTTGCCTGCCGCCTTTACCAGAAACAAGATTTTTTAAAGACTGATCTCTTTTTTGCTGAAGGAATTGTGTTGCACCTGTATAGATTTGATTTAAGCGATGCTCTATTTCTGATTTTTTAGTAGGGTCTGTTTCAGTAGAGTGCATATCTTGCAGGTGCTGCATGATAACGGCCACTCTTTCGGTAGGGTCATCTGATATATGTTCTTCTCTTAAATTTTGAAGTGCTGACATGCTAGGGTTGCTAGCGGCGGCCCTTTGAAAAGTTTTCCATAATTCTTTTTTATGTGCTTGAAAGACAGGATCAGATTCAGTCACTTTCTTGTGATCTGCCCATATGCTTTCTATCACATCTTGATGGTTGCCTTTTATAAATTGAGGCTTGTGTGAGGGAGTGTAAGGAACATTTATACCAAGAGATTCTTTTTCTTCCTGTGTTCTTGGTTTCTCCGCAGCTTTACTTGCAGTAGTTCCTGTTATAGAAGGTTCTACACGAGTTGTTTCCCCCTTCTCGTCTTTGGCTGTTATAGGAGGTGCTGCTTTTGGGTTAGGTGCATACGGTTTTGGTTCTTTAACTTTAGGTTCCGGTTTAGAAGGTTTTTTAACTTCTTTAGAGTTTGATTCTTTTTTAAATTTAACAAGGCTTACGGAATGCGTTAACTTTTTAAAAGCTATAACTCCGTGTACAAATTTATTGAATTGTGCGCTCATTATAAGCCCTTTTCTATTTGCGTAATCGTCCGCCTAGGCGTGGAAATAAGGGTTTTTTTTGTTGAGTTGGCTGTTGGATCGGTTTAGGCGGATTTACCTCAGGAATAGGGGTATTTGAGGCTTTAATCGTGTCTGTGATAGGGCTAGACTTCTTGATTTTAGGCATCTTGTTTACACCCTCGATACTTGGTGTAAATTTTGGAGAAGTAGTTGAACCTCTAAGGCCTGAAGATGGTGGTGCAATAGGCCTAATTGGCGTGCGTTGTGGTTGAGGTGCAAAGCTTGGATTTGGTTTGATAGTGGGCGGTTTTGGCATATCCATGCCCTTAGGTTTAACCCCTAAAAGGTTCTCTCCTCCGCGCATCAAGGGTAATCCACTATTTAGCTTTTCTGGCTCCCCTGGGTCATTCCACATAGGCTTAGGTGCTGGTGGTGGAGCTTTAGGTGTAAATTTAACATCTGGCGCTGGTAACCTTGGGTTAAAATCTTCGTCCATAGTGGCTAACAAACCTTCTAAAGGTTTTTCCGGTGTTACATCTAAGCTACCTTCTGAGTCAGGTGGTCCTAGCACCTTGTCTCTAGTAGCTTTCATAGCCTGTGCTTGTTTTTGTCCTTCTGGAGTGTTAAACCACTGCTCATCTGTCATCCCATATCTACCAGCAGGTCTAGGGGCCATCTGACCTGATGCTTCTAATTCCGCAGTAGATTGTTGTCCACCGGGTAGCCCTTTACTGCTTCCAACTTTGTTCTTAGCATTTAATGCATCTATCGCAGCAGATTGCTGTGGTGAATTTGGGCCTTGTTGTTGGCTACTCATCTGTGCGTTTGGATTATAGGATCCATCAGGGCGTATAAAATTATTTTTCCGCATCTCTGCAAGGAAGGGATCACCTGAACCGGGTGTGCCGTTCCATTGACCCGGTGCAAATGTGCCACCTTGTGGTACTTGTGGTGCAGGGGTGGCTTGTGCAACAGGTGGGGGCGTAGGTGCTGCAACAGGTGCTTGTGGAATACCTGTAGGTCCGTTCTGCTGCACTAGTTGTGCGGATCTAGGCCCATTAGCAGCATAGTTTGCACCCCCCTGATCCATGGAGCCTACTGGCCACTTATTTTCTTTTTCTATTCTTCTTCTTTCGCCACTAATATCTACACGCTTAGAAGGGTTAACAGTGTTTACACGAGAATTCTGAATTCCGCCGTTCGCCTGTTCTCGTTTAATATCTGCCATAACTTGATTGTGCTGTGCGTATTGAGCAGATTCAGACCTTGTGTCTCTGGTATTAACACCTGAAGTGTTAGGTTTATACCCGTTAGCATCAAGCATACCTGCGCGAATCATTGCATTCCCAGTACCGGGACCACCTCGTGCAATCTGCTCTTGATCAACAGCTACCTCAGTATCTTTTTGTAGCTTATTACCGTAGTTTACGCCTCCGTAAACTGTGTCTATGCTCTGTTTAGGAATAGGGTTGTTTTGGTTCCACTTGTGTTGTGCGTCCATACCTGCTGCTGTAGTAGGGTCATTGTAAATTTGTTGACCCGCAGCATTTGCACCACGCTGTCTAACATTCTGCAATTGTTGTGCATTTGACGCAGCTTGACCGGGAACGCCTAAACCGTTTTCTCTTAGTGGCATTGTGTTTTCCTTAGTTGTTAGCAGGGGCCAGAAGATCCGTCTTTGCGCTTGCCCCAGTTAGGTAGATGTGTGTTTGTGCCTGAGGGTTCTGAACCTGCTTCGTATTTAATTTTTGGTACTGTAGATTTAGGCCCAAAAGCTCTTTGGGATTGGTTATCAGGCCTACCTTTACCTGTCACAGCGTAGTAATCATTTCTAGCTCTAGCTTGTGAGTTTTTATTTTTAGTCCTTCTTACTTGATCTTTAATAGTCTCACCCTTTTCAGGGATATCGTCTTTTTTAGGCACTTTTTTGTCTTTTTTAATTTGGTGGCTCTTGTACTTATCCTTCTTAGATTCTTCCATTGCAAAACTCCTAAGTTTGTAAATAGAACACGAAATATTAAAATTACACACAAGGGCAGGGGGCTTTATGCCCCCGCGCCTTGTGCCCCGTCCGGTGTAGGATTTTGAGTCGCTTCTGCACCTTGTTCAGGCACAGGCCCTGGTTGCCCTTGTGTTGGCACACCTGTTGGCTGACTTCCCATTGTGGACGGGTTTAGTGGCATATTTTGTGCTAATATCGCATGACCTGGTTGTGGTCGGCTCAAGCCTAGAATAGCCCTAAGTTCATCCTCATCGAGTGTTCCACCCATCTGGTAGAACGCTTGTGCTGCTTGTAGGGTTTCCCCTGCATTAGGCTTATCAATGTCGAACTTCCAGCGTATTTGTGGTAGTCCGGGGAAGTTGTATTTTTGAAGAACCGCAACAAGTTCTTCTGTAAGTGTGTCTTGTAGGTTTTGTGCATCGAATCGCACCATCCTAGAGTGCGTATCACCTATCTCCTGTGCCTCTCCTGAGGTCATTTCATTATCATCCGCACCTTTTATAAACCTTCT